GGATCAGGATCATTCATACCCTTGACCAACTCTTTATTGTCCTCGCACTTTTCACATGCATATAAATATACTGGCATTAATATACTCTACCAAACTTTTTGTATTTTGTCAAGATGAAATGCCCCCCTTTCGGGGGGACATCCAACTAAGCCCAGGGATCAGGCTCTTCTGCTCCAACTGAAACTGTTGAGTTTGAAACATTGCTAGTCTTATTAAATGTTCCAGACTTAATTGATAGTGATGGACCAACATCAGTTGCATCAATTTCAAAGGCATTGCCCTTAGTTCCATCTTTTCTATCAAACTCACGATACTTTAATTTACCATGAACGATTACCTTATTTCCTTTTGAAAGATTTGATGAGACATTTTCTGCCAGAGTTCTCCAACATACAACATCATAAAATGCCGTGTCTCCATCTTTCCAAGTTCCATCAGAATCTTGGAATCTTTCTGTACTTGCAAGACGAAGCTTTGCAAGAACTTTACCTGAGCCAAGATCCTTCTTTTCTGGATCTTTAACCAGGTTTCCTATTACCGTAATTGTTGTAGCCATTTTTACTCCTTATAGCTGTCTTTCATCATTATACTTGATATCTAGAATTGGGTCAAGTGAGACATTCGCACCTAACGACTCTAAGATATTTTTTACTTTCGTCATATACTGTATACAACGAAGCCTTTCATTATCATTTAAATGCCTCCAATGACTTTCATAAAATTGGATAGCAAGGAAATGATCATAGTCTGCAATAGTTATTTGAAAATCTTTTGGTGGCTTAACAGATCTAACAGCATGTCTCATCTTATCTGTATACATTACTTAGCCTCCATTGTTATTCCAGACCAAATACTAAACCAGTCAGTCTTTTCTTTATGACTATTAAATTCTTTAGATATTTTTCCGCCCTCCAAATAAACGCCACCCCAAACACCCCACTCAGCATTGCTAACTCCGTATGCTAAGCACTGTCTTTGTGCTGGACACTTTATACACAAAAGATCTACTTTTTTGGAAACTTCTGGATTTTCTTCATATTGATCAAAGAAAAGATTTGTATCCATATTAAGGCATAAAGCTTTTTCATCGAACTTGTACATCGCCCTTCCTTAATATAGAGTCTGGGATGTCCCATACTCCACCAGTATTTTCAAACACAACTTTCTTGTGCCAAGTAGAATCAATAAAAGCTGCATTCTTTTTTAGACTAGCTTGTTCATCTTTTTCAAGAAAGACAACGTTCCAGCCATCCCATGTTAAATATGGGTTACTACTTACAATTGATTCCATTTTATTTAAATCAGATACTTTCATTCATAGATCTTTCTGTACTAATAATTACTGTTAAAATTGTAACAATAAATTGGAATATAAACATTAAAATAAATCCTATTTGATCTGTAGCAATACCATACCACAAAGTAACTACTTGATAAACTATCCAACATACAACCATAGCAGCTATCTTTGCTACACTTGTTTTTAGAGTTACTGCTAAAAGCATTGACAGATAGAATAGACTATACGATGCAAAAATTATTAAAGACCATGCTGTTAAACTCATTTAATACCTAAATATTCCCATCTCAACATCTTCCTGATGTTCCATGTATGTAGCAAACTTTGACAATGGCTCTTTTGGCAAACTAAAGTATGCATAGTATGTAACATGCTCTACATTTTGCTTTACCCATTGTTCATTTATTTTAGAAAAAGAAACCTTAAAACCTTTTTGCTTTAAATAGTTTTCTGCAGAGTTACAAAATGCTGCAGTAAAATTATTAATCTTATGTGGTCCAAGACTCCACACTTGTATTTGATTATTTTCATTTGGAGTTGACAAAGCTACTGTCATTGCTCTCATAAATATTTCATAATCAGAGAACTCTTTTGTTCCCTCAACTACAATAACCATGGTAAATCCTTTTCTATTAAATACTATTATACATTTTTATCTGACAAATGTCAACTTTAAACTAGCTACTTATGGTATCAATTATTGAAAGAAGATTGTTTACTTCTTTTTCGGAAAGGTCAAAAACGTCTACTCTTTCAGCATTCTCATTAAGAATTCTTCCATCCTTGCCAATATTTGCTTTATATAGAATATTGTCTATAACCCAGTATGCACTATTATCCTGAATGGCAACCCTTACAGTCCCCTCATCTAAAATTTTACATAGCTGACTTTTTCTAAAAAATCCTTTAAAAGAAATTAGTAGGTCGTCTTCTTTATTCTTTTGAATCAAAGAAAATATTGTAATAAATAGGTTTATTGCAAAAAAGTTTATACCAATCAAACATGCTGATATTCTTTGTAAGGGAGATAACTTTTGCATATAGCCTCCTATTATTTATAAAAAGAAAATGGTGAATCTGTCCAAGTGTCATCTGATTTGGATGCTCTTGCATTTTGGATTGCTTTCCATTTTTGTGTTGACCAAGCAAACCCAGAGTCTCCACCCCAAAGTAGCCAGGCTATCTTTCCATTTGATGGACGTTCTGCATTGTCCCAATCCTTACCCTGCTTGTCTACTTCGTGTCTTGAAAAAAATGAATACATTCTAGCAACTGTTTCAGGGCTAAGATCTCTGCCATTAACTAGATCACGAGCACGAGCAACTCCTACTGCAGTTCCACCTCTACCAAACTTTGCTCTAAGTTCAAGACCTCTTCTAGCATTGTTAGCCATAGATTCAGTTGGTTTTAAATCAATGTCCGAAACATCTCTTTTTTCTACACTAAAATCTTTTCTTGCAGACTTTGGCTTCCATTCTTCTGGAAGTAAATCGGTTCTGTTAAGTGCTTCAGCTCTTCTTATGATGTGATTACGAGCCCTTGCGTAATTTGATGCACGACCAACTGCTTGGACTGCATTACTTAAATCTGCTGCAGTAACAATTGGAAAAGATCCGTCAGGCAAAGCCATATCTCTACGAGCTAACATCTGTCTTTCTTTGTCAGAGTAGTCTTTTTTACCCATTGAATGTTGTGGACAATTTTTATCATCACAATCTTCTATTGAGTCAGCTCTTGTATTTGGAACATCATCATTTCCAATAACATCATCATGGTGTGATTTTGAAGTTGACACCCTTAGAGTTTCTACCCTGTGACCAACCAAGGTTTCTGTTGGCTTTCCGTCTCTATAAATTCTAATAAGTGCTGCTGGATTATCTGGAGTTCCTGTAATTGTAAAATCAGAATTAGGAACATTAATAGAACCATTTCTAACAACTCTTACAACTTTTCCTCTTGCAGTTCCACCGCTAGAATTCCAAGAAACCATTTGACCAACTCTAACTGAATCTGCTTTTGACATTTCAGGAATCATTTCTTCAAACTCTTCTCCAGAATTTTTCATATCAGAATTTACATAGCCATCTGGTATTACTGCAAGTCTGCAAGCACCTTCTTCTTCAATTTGTTGTGAGATAATTGCACAAGCAACTGCAGATTTATGAAGTGCACAGTTTCCACACTTAACACCAATAGAAGCATTTTGATTTGTAGAACCATCTTCATAACCAATCCAGATACCTTCTGACTGATCTAGTGGTCCAAGCTCTTCTGTTAATTTTAATAATGAATCTGCAAAGGCTTTTTCATCTTCTGAAAGCATGTTGTAAAGGGGTTCGCCTTCCCATTCTGCTGATTTAATGACATCCATAACTACTATTATATCTTATCTTTGGTCATAATGTGCAAGAAGTGTTTCAAGAAAAAATCTTTCATCATCAGTAAAAGTGTTAATATTTTCTTTTATAGATTTTACCTGTTCTGGAGTAACTCCAACAATTGTTTGTCCTTCAGTAAATACTATGTCTATAACATCTTTCATCCACAACTGACTAGCCATTTCTCCAACGGCTTCATAATGTGCATAATAAAGTTCTGGATAAAGTTCTTTACATTTTGAAGTAACTTTATATGTAAACTGATCTGATATAGAATCATACCCCATAATTTCCATAGCACCTATTTCAATAAGATACTCAATCATTTCTGATAATTCTTCGCTACTCATTTCTTCATTATCTTCCATGAGGCAACGACTCCTTTACAGTTAATGGTGACACCCTTGTGTACATGGATTCTTGATATAAATTACAAAGAAAGTCTACTCCAGTATAAGAGCATCCACTTCCAATACCACCTTTAATATCTTTAAAAATATCTTTCACAGATCCCTTGTATGGAATCATTGTAGAGACTCCTTCTGCAACTGCAATATCTTTATCTTTATTAGCTTCTTTACTAGCCATTCCTCTAAATGCTTTAAATTTTTTATCACCTTTAAAATGTAAAGACCCTGGAGATTCGTCAGTGCCAGCCAACATTGATCCAAGCATTACGGAATCTGCTCCTGCTGCGAATGCTTTAATTATGTCTCCAGTATTTCTAATTCCACCATCTGCAACAATTCCAGCCTTTAAGCCAAACTTATCTTTTGCTTCTCGAACGTTTATAATTGAAGATAGTGTTGGAATACCATGACCAGATACGAGTCTCGTGGTACACATGCTACCGCCACCAATACCAACTCTGATAGAATCAGCACCTGCAACATCTAAAGCAATATACCCCTCTATTGTTGCAACATTACCAGCCATAATATGAACACTATCTCCTACAATATTTTTTAATCTTACAACTGCATCAATTGCCATTTTACTATGACCATTAGCAGTATCAATTAAAAGCATTGATGCTCCTGATTTAATTAACTTATCAACATGCTCTTCAACAAAAGTAGTTGACAATGCTGCACCAACAGGAAGTCCAAGATAATTATGGCTATGAACTTCTTCAACCATTTTTATTTGCTTTTTTGCTGACATAAATCTATGAATAATTCCAATACCACCAGATTCAGCAATTGCAATTGCCATATCTTTTTCACAAACAGTGTCCATAGGGGATGCAATTACTGGAAAGTCTAGACAAGAACTTCCACCAATATGCATTTTTAGATCTACAAGTGATCTGCTTACAACTTCTGAGTATTGTGGAACCATAAGAATATCGTCAAAACAAATATAGTTATTTGCTAAATATTCTTTCACAAACTTAGCCATTCTGGATGGCTTAAAGTCCATTCAACAGTTTTTCTAATTGACTCTTCTAGTGGCATTGGGGATACCCAGCCAGTGTCAGCAATCTTTTTTCCGTCTAAAGCATAACGTAAGTCATGCCCTGGGCGTGATGAGTGGAAATCTTCTAACTCGTAACGCAATGGCTTTCCAACTGCTGAAGCAATCATTTGAGCCATTTCCAAGTTATCCACTTCTCTTTCGCCAACAATGTGAAACTTTGCTGGTACATCAGATTCTCCATAAGCTGGGAAATGTTGCTTAAGAACATGCAAAAGACCGTCTGCCTGATTTCTAGCATGTAAGTAAAAACGACTTCCAATCTCACCTTCTGATGATGCATGGATCTTCATGGTTTCTCCATTAAGAACTTTTTTAATTACCATTGGCATAAACTTTTCAGTGTCCTGAGTCTCACCAATAATGTTCATAGTGTTTGTAATTGCAATTGGAACTCCATAGGTTCTCCAATATGAAAACGCAATGCTTTCTTGTGCTGCTTTAGAAGCAGAGTATGGGTTGCTCGGAAAGTACTGGTCTACCCACTCTTTATGAGAATGTCCTTTTGGAGCTGGACCATAAACCTCATCAGTTGAAATATGCAAAAACTTTTCTGGCTTTGCAACTCTTGCCCAGTCAAGTATATTACAAATTAAAGAAACGTTATTTAGAATAAATGGAGTTGGCTCTTCAATACTTCTATCAACATGACTTTCACTTGCTACGTTAATCACATAATCAATTTGACCAAACGCATGGGATGTTACTGGAGAAATTGGAGCAGTAAGGTCTGTCTTAATTACTTTAATACGCTTGTAAGCATCGGGGAAGTCGTCACATGCAACATTAATTCTATCTGTTAAACCTTTGTGTGTAAATGTTGTTGGACAAACTATAAACCAATCTGTATTCACCAGCAAGTGTCTAAGCACATGGCTTCCAACAAAACCACTTGCACCTGTTAAAAGAACTCTTTTACTCATTATTTTTCCATTTCTACTAAATTAAATTAAAATTCATAAGATACTCTTTGATATCTTCTGTCATCTCAGGTTTAGATTTTACCATTTTACTATCATCCTTGTCAACTTTGGGACGAGATTGATAGGTATGAATTTCTACTTCCTGAATTTTTTCTCTTCTTGTATGGCTGATTGCATTATATACAGATCCACACATAGCGTCTGCAAGGTCCTTAGACTTCTTTCTAGGGTGGTCTACCCTATTATTATTCATAATTCTAAGTTCCTGCATTTCCTCAAGTAATAAATCTATTTGAGGTAAAACTATTCTTTCTTCATAAACAAGCATAGAAAGATCTTCATAGTGTTTCTTAGCCACAGATAGTGTTTCTGTTTTTATGCCCACACTACTTAGGTCTCTTTGAATATCAAAAGAGTTCCATCGGTCAAAAGTTACTAAGCCAAGATTAAATCCAAGTCTTCTTAAATTAATAATCCAATTTTTCACTTCTGATAAATCTACTGGACCTTCTTTTTTAGGTTCCCAGTAAACAATTGCATCAACCACAACAAAGGGAACAATTTGCTGGTAATCATTAAACGATTGTAGACTTACCCACTTATCAATGTGAGCAATAGACACGGCACACTTATCGTGCTTTTGTGCCAGGTCAGCGTGGACATAGTATGTTACTTCAGGATCTGGTTGGAATGATTCTTCTATTCTTTTACCAACATCAATAGGGTTATGCTTTTTAAATGCCATTCCGAGCTTTTCTCTATTTTTAAAGAAAGCATCAGAGGATGTAGTTGGCATACAGGCAAAACGCATTAGTGCATCTGGCATATCTGTAAAGAAAGCTAATTTAAAATCTTCAATCTTTCTTGTAGGATTAATCTCCCAAGTTGGTCTTTTAAGTGCAAAGACTCCTGGAAGTTTATAGGAATTGATATGATCTTCGTCCCACTCCACAGTAAACTTATTTTGTGGATCATCTTCTGATAGTGCTGGGTTTAAAATAAACTCGTGCGATCTTACAATAGTTTCTTTTTCTGCAATAACATCTTCATACCTTGTTGAAATAAAGTCACCTTTAAAACGAGGGAATGAAAGAAGAACTACCTTGCCAAAGTCTGGAAAGCGAGAGTCAACAGATCCACGGAATGCTTTATAAATATTGTCAGCAGTTTTGGCGTGATCATTTCCACTTGCAGACTCCATTGCAAATCCAGAAATCTCATCAAGAATTGCAAGCATTAAGTTTAGACCTTCAGCAGATTCTCTTTCTGAGTGACCAGAATATACGGTAATAGCTTTATCAAATTCAATGCTATCAATTTTTGGTGGAGAAAACTTTCCTGCAAACCAGGGAGACCCCTCTATCTTACTTCTAAATCCTTTAAAGAAAACATTCTTTGCTTGTTGAGCATTGATAGCAACATTCATAATATCAATAGCATCATTAGATGGCTTACCAAAATATCTTGACGGGTCTTTTAAACACAATAGCTTGTAAACTAAATAAGAACAACCAACTGTAGATGTGTAATCTTTTCCGCTACCTTTTCCAAGTTGCATTATAATTTCACTCTTAGTATATTTTTTATAATGTTCTTTACCTGCAGATTCACCCATAAATCTAATCAAATCTTTTTCTTGATAAATTTGGCTCATGCACTCAACAAGAGTATACTGATACTCTGACAACTGTGGTTGATTTAAATATTTCTCACCTGTAACAAATGTTACAACATCTACTGGGGTTTCTGAAAATGGGGACTCATCAAGAGCCTCCATAAAGTCACTAATATCAATTGTCAATTACAACTACCCCACCCTCATTAACTTGAGAAAGTTTTGTTAAAACTTTTGGTCTACAAGAGTCGCAGGATGAAGTTACTTCTTTAAGAATATTTATAAGTATTTCTTGTTTTCTTTCTGTTTCTAAAAGTTCGTCTGCCAACTCTTGATTGTCTAAGAGTCCAGCCTTCTGTAACATCTCAAGTCTTTTGCTTTCAATATCAGCGATAAGTTTAATAGATGTTGTCTTAGCAGTTAGATTTGCAGTTTGATCTGCAGAGTCAATAACTTCATAAGCTTTTTTAATTAGCGAGGAGTAATGTTGGTCTGCACCAGCAAGAGCTTCTTTTGCACGAGCATGGATAGCCTGGTTGTTTGCAGCCATAACTCTCCAGTCAGTAAGTAGCTCTGTAACTTTTGCTCTTGGAAGGCTTAAAATTTTTGCAATCTCTGAGGCATCTGAACCTTTTAGGTACTCTGATGCAACCTTGTTAACAAGATCTAAATGATTAACTAACGCTGCTTCGCTTGACACGCTTACCTCTCTTCTTTACTGCCTTAACCCTGTCAGGATAAAAAGACCTAGTTGGTCCAGACATATCCTTCAGCATTTGAAAGCAGTCTATCCATTCTACACCATTTTCGGGATTTTTGACTAGACATTGAAACTTAAAGATAGCCCCATACTCCCCAGTAATCTTAATTAAGTCACCCTTACTTACTTCATGACCACTCTCAGTAATCATTGAGAACTTTCTTTCAAACCTATCTAAATAAGTTATTTTTCTTTTAGCCACGCTTTTTAGCCTTCTTTAGCAACAAGTATCCAATTAGATCGTCTTCGTCATTGTCTCCTGCATACAACTTTTTATTTTTAATTCTATTTAACTTATCATCAATGCGAACATTCAATTGTTCCATATCGTCTGCATTACTAAAGATACGAATAGGGTTTAGGGCAGAATTTCCATATGCCACATTTTTTTCTAGTAGCATCTCTGTAATTTCTAAACAGGCAGCAAGGATATTGTATCCAGCTGGTGCAGTTTTAGAAAGTTCAAGAATCTTTTTAATCTTATCTTCATTCTTGTTTGCAAAGAATGCTTCTGATGGATATTCAGCCATTATTTCCTTCTACTCTTTCTCAGTCCAAACTTGCCAAGATAGACATAAACAGTTTCAACAGAAACTCCACACTCTTTTGCAATATCTTCTGGTGTTTTCTTGTCCATTAAAAATCTTTTTCTTAGCCAATTTTCATTAGTGTACATTTTCATAATATCATTATATCCTTTATAAGTCAAGTTTAGTAATCTTATTCCAGTTATTTGTTGCATACCATCCAATAGCTATTGCATCTGCAACATCATTGTCATCTACATCAGTCATAAACTCTATATTGACAAGTCTGATAGTTCTATTTTTTCTAAACTCTCTTTCTTTCCCCTTGTACCAAGAGTCTGACTTTCCAGGAGTTTCTTTTCTTAGTTCAAGCTTTTCATCTTTTGTTAAAACCTTGTTTCCAATCCAGTTTTGCCAGGCAACTGGTACACATGGGTATATATCTTTTACTCCATTAATGTAGGCTGCACTTACGATAGCCCCTTGTGCAAGAGCTAATTGCATTGATGTTTTTGGAGAGTTTGCAAAGATAGTATTTTCAATTACAACTGCTTCAACATTAAACTCTTTGAACAGTGGAGTAAGTTTTTTACAAGCATCTCCAGCTTTTTTATAATGATCGTTTCCAGTAAAATTAACTTTACCAAATTTAACCAACTCATTATTTTCAAATATTGCAAATGCAGCAGATGTAGAAGAAGCATCTATTGACATAAACCTTTTTGGCTTACCAATGTCTTTCCAACTAGGTTTGCTCATAATCAAAGTATCCTTTTATATCTTTCAATGTTTGATCAAGCTTTTTTTTGCTCATCATGCAGCTATTACAAAAACCAATATCATTATAAATACTAATTTCTATACCGCATCCACCAGCACATTTTCTTGACTTTGTAGCACGAGATTTAACTTTTGAAACCTTGTATCTTTGCATAATCTTTTCCTTTGTTGCAGTTGCCCTGCACTCAGGTGAGCAATATATTTGATTTTTATTATTGCTTTCAAAATGATTATCGCATAGTTTACAAAATTTACTCAAGATCTTTCCTTGGTGCTATTTTAATATCACCCTTTGGTTTTGTACGACATACTGTTTCGAAATCACAACCCTTGCAAACTTTGGAGTTTGAACGGTAAGGATTTTCAGGAAGAAGACCGTCATCGGATGCCTTCTTTACTTCTCTCATCCAATCAAAAAAGTAATTAATAAAATTCTTATAGTGATCAGTTAGTTTAACAGGGAACAAAGAAAGTTCATGACTATTCTTTGACTCATAAACAAGGAATGCAAAACTCTTTTTAAGAATCTTCATGTAAATTAAAAGCTGTTCAACATGATACTTTCTTGCTTCGCCCTTAACGTTTAGATAATGAAAAGAATCTTCATTAAGTGTCTTAATTTCAGTAAGAATATCCATATCGTTCCACTTAATAATTGCATCTGTTCTACCAGAAATAGGAGGGTCTACATAAGATAAACGCTCTTCATTGGTTACTAGAATACCAGCAGACTCCATAGCCTTTTCAATACGACCATGACGATCAGTACCACTATCCATGTTTGCAACTGAGTACCAGTCTGTCTTTACGTCTGAATCATTTCCTTCAAACCATAAGTACCAAAATCTAGGACACTTCCCTGCACCATAGGTTAGCGTTGATGGTGTAAAGCTGTCTCTTTTTTTAAAGGATGCTTTTCTTTGTAACGCATATCCCTCTTTAATCTTGTCAACAATTGCCTGACTATCAATTAAACTCTCTTCACTCTTTTTTGGTTTTTCAACCAACTTATTAATAAGGCTTTTAGCCATTGTTAATCCTAACTGCATATTTTAATGCATCTACTAGTCTATCCGTTGCTTCTTTAGCTGAATAGTATATATTCTTTTTTGCTCTTTCATCTTTCTTAACATTAGTATACCAGGAAGCAAGCATTGCAAATTTAGCAGAATATGCTTGTAGCTTTACAATTAGTTCAACCCCAACTGCTGCAGGAACATCTGGTTTAGAAATTAGCTTAGCAACTAGCACTAAGGTCTGAGTCAGTTCATCATCCTGCATATGCTCAGATATTTCATTAAAGCCATTTACTTGATTTAGTAGTTCAATCGTTGTTTCCATTATTCCTCAATTCTTCAAAGACTTCCCATTCGATAACAGCAAGTCTGACTTTTCTATTTCCTTCACCAATAACAAGCATTAGTGCTGGGTTCTTAGATCTATCAACCTTTAAGGTATCTGTAACAATTTTTGCCCAGTTATCCTGGCTAATGGAAAATGATTTACTGTATTCTTTTACATCAACAACAAATTCATCATCACTACCATCAGCTTTTACCGCACCTCTGCCAGAATTTTTATGAGCCTTTAGACCTGCTCTTTTAAGTTCTGAACGTTCGCTCACTATGCCCCCCTTGTTAAAATAACTTCAGACATATGTCTATTTGAACAAAGCCAAGTTAGCTTCATATCTTCTCTATAAAATCTTGCAATTAACACTAATTGCTTGCATGAGTGACAAGAGAACTTTCCTCTGTACTCAGAAAAGTTTTTATACATCTAGTTTTGCTTCTAAATCTAAAACTCTTTTAGGATCTTCTTTTAGCCACTCAATAACTTTTGCCCTACCCTGCAATCGCTCTTCTCCGATAGTGTACCAGGCTCCACCCTTTTGGATAGCACCAACAAGTTCTGCGGTATCAACTAGGTCTGCAATCTTATCTACACCCATAGATCCTTCTCCATCAAAGTAAAAGTCATAAGAACCTGCAACAAATGCTGGACCAGTTTTGTTAAAGTCAACGTGCCAGTTAACTACACGACCAATCTTAGACTCAATAATCTTATCTCCTGAAACTATCTTACCCTTAATTGCCTGATTGTCAGATTCGCTTGACCATAACTTAACAATTGTGCTACTAAAGAATTTAACAGCGTGTCCACCAGTTGGTTGATGGGAGGCAAACATTGCACCAATATTATTTCTTTGTTGAGAAATTAAAACAAGCAAGGTTGGCTTGTCATTATTGTTTGCATAGTTAAGCATCTTTACTGCATTGGTCATATCTCTTGCCTCTGCACCAATCTGTTTAGTATTCTCTAGTTGCTTTAACTCTTCTGAATCTTTTTCAAAATAAATAGCAGGAAGAAGTGCAGAAATAGAGTCAACAATTAGAACGTCTACTCCAGCTTTCATAAGTTGGACTCCAACATCTACCATTTCATTCATACTTCTAGCATTTGAATAAATTAGTTGATCTACATCTACCCCAAGTTTTCTAGCCCACTCTGGGTCAAAAGATGCTTCTGCATCAATCCAAGCACAGACCTTTCCATCTTTTTGTGCATCTGCAATCATCTGCAAACAGAATGAAGACTTTCCTGCAGACTTGTTTCCCCAGATAAGAACTTGACGACCATATCCAAACCCACCTTTGAGAGCATTATTCAAACTAATACTTGGTGTCTTTTGTTTAGTTATCTCAATAGTATTCCCACTTGTAATCTTCTTACGCAACTTTGGATCTAACTGAGATAAAAAATCATCTAAATCTATTTTACTCATGCTAATACACCGTGCATCTTTGGACGTTCTGTATTTATCTTAGCCTTATTTTTTAAAGACTCTTCAAGAGACAATGATGTATATCCATCTCTAACTAAACCAGCATATAAATCTAAGACTCTAATAATAATGTCAGCTAGTTCTTCTACCACCTGATTATCGCCCTTCTCCTTGCGTATTGCTTCAAGCACCTCAGAGACCTCTGAGTGCACCATTGCAAGTTGCTTTAGATAAAAGATCGTTCCGTTATTGTCATCCCAGAATCCCTTGTCTCTTGCATTTGCATGTAATACTGCTGCAAATTCATCAATAATAATAGCCATTTATAATACTTCCTTCAATGTAATAGTTCCTTCTTTTGTTTCACCAAAATTAATCTTTGCTACTTTTCCAGGCTGGCACTTCATATATCCAGTAGAGAACATTGTTGGGAACACCATTGCAGCAGTCATTTCTCTTGAACTATTGGCAACAATCATATTAGCCATTCTCTTTCCAGCTTTAGTAACTCTAGGAGTAAATGATAGCACAAAGTGTTCATCATTTGCAAATGGTATCTGCTTATAATTTAAAAACTTTATAAGTGGATTTTCTTTATGCTCTTTTAGTTCATCAATTGGAATAGCCTCAGAAATTCTATTTGCACCTGCGAGAATTAAATAAGTTCTTCCTGGTTCAATCTTAGTTTCTTCATCATCAAAGATTCCAATAACGCCAGTTGAGTCCATAATTTCTACTCTTGACCACCCCTTTCCACGCTTAATATTTTTTGCAATGCCAAGTAAGACAAATACTCCCTGTTCATCAAAGTCTTCTACAAGATCTATGTATGCATAGTAATGTTGAGGAACACTTGTATTTAATTCTGGAAGATTTAGATATTCATAAAGATTTTCTCTAACCTTTACTTCATCTCTGGGATTATCTTCAAATGTTAAAGCACCAATAAGATCTAACGCTTCTACTGCTCTTGAATTAATTCCACTGCCTTTTTTAATTGCAAAGTTTTTAAACTGCTCTTTAGAATCAAAAGGTCTGCCAGCAATAATCTTATTAGCAACTCCTTCTGATAGCCACTTAATTGCAGCAAGACCAAATCTAATCCCCTTACCCTCAATCTTAAAGTCTGCATCAGACTCATTGATGTGTGGAAGTTTTAAAGACAGCCCCATACGTTTTGATTCAATTAAATACTCTGTACGAGTATCGCTATCTTTTTCACTCTTTAAAAGAGAAAACATAAACTCAATTGGATAATGATACTTTAACCAAGCAGTCCAATATGAGAGTGTTGAGTATGCAACAGCGTGAGACTTGTTAAACGAATAACCTGCGTGTGCTTCAAAGTCATGCCAAAGATCTTTTGCTCTAATGCCAATATGCTTTTCTGCATTGTTAACAAACTTATCTTTAAAGATGTCAAATTCTTTAGCATCTTTTTTCTTACCAATAATCTTACGAACCTTATCAGCCTCAACCATGGTCATCCCACCAAGAACTACACAAGCTTGCATAACTTGCTCCTGATACAATACACAACCATAGGTATCTTTTAGATAGTCGTTCATAGACGGGTGAATATATTCAACCATTTCTCTACCGTGTTTACGAGCAATGTAAGACTTTCCAATCGTATTCATAGCACCTGGACGAACAAGGGCATTTGATGCAACAAGTTCATCGAAGTTACTAACTCTCATTTTAACCAAGAGGTTTGTATATGGAGTTGCTTCACACTGAAAAACACCCTTTGTACGCCCCTCAGAAAGCATCTCAAAGACTTTCTTGTCATTTAGAGGTATCTGCTTAAGGTTTATTTCTGTTCCGTGGCGTTCTTTAATTGTTTTAATAGTCTGGTCAATTACAGTAAGAGTTTTTAGACCAAGTACGTCAAGTTTGATTAGACCAATCTCTGCAGCCTCTTCCATATCTACTGCAACTACTGGGATTCTTTCCTTGCTTCCTGGTGCAATTCGTGTTTCAAGTGGTGCATATTTAAAAATTGAATCTTTTGCAGTAACTACACCTGCAGCATGAATACCAGTTCCACGGATTCTTCCACGAAGTTGCTCTCCATATTTAACAATTTCAGGATACTTCATTCTAAACCATTGAGCATTAGTTGATCTTGTAAAATCATCCCAGCTATCCACTCCCTTAAGAACTTTGTTAACATCATTAAGAGGAATGTTAAATGCTCTGGCAACATCTCTTACAACGCCCTTATCTTTAAATGCAAGGAATGTGGCAATAGATGCAACATTCTTGTACTCACGTTCAAGGTATGCCTTAACTTCATCTCTTCTATCATCTGCTATATCAGAATCAATGTCTGGGAAATCATCTCTATCTGGATTAATAAAACGGAAAAACAAAAGACCATATTCAATTGGATCAATTTCTGTAATTCCCAATGCATAACAAACTAAAGAACCTGCTGCTGAACCACGACCTGGACCAACCATGATGCCCTGATCTTTTGCCCAATTAAGCATATTATGAACAACCAAAAAATAGGGTGAGAAGTTTTTGCTTTTAATAACTTCAAGTTCTAGGTTTAATCTGTCTAGGTATTCTTTATTTTCAGAAAGACCTTTTAGAACTAGACCCCTGGAAGCAAGTGCAAGAAGTTCTTCATTAGGATTTTCTACCTTTATTGGAAGAAGGTCTAGATTACTCTTAATAGTATACTCTTCTACCTTGTTTGAAATCTCAACAGTATTTTCATAAATGTCTTCACGCTTAATACCTTGCTGTTGCATTGCTGATTTAATTTCTTCATAGGAAAGCAAGTGAATGTCAAAACTTCTAAAAGACATCATTCTATCTTCGCCATACAAATAATCAAGTCTTTTCATAGGGTCTTCAATCTTTGAAGCCTTGTCAAAAGTAGATTCCTTATTAAGCTTTGCATGAGTATTTAAAAGCAGCATCATTTCCTGAATTACCTTTTGACTCTTGTCAGAGTGGTGACAGTCAGGAGTTACTACTGGCTTAACATTATATGTATCTGCCATTTCCAAAAGTTCTTTATTTAATTCAGCAGGATTGTGTGGCATGACTTCTACATAAAAATCATCTCCAAAATTTTCTTTAAACCAAGTCATATGTTTTTTTGCAGCAGCATATTCTTTATGCTCAATTGCTTTTGCAAGAAGTCCACTCATACATGCTGATAAAACTATTACACCTTCTCTATACTTTGACAATATTTCAAAGTCAATTCTTGGCTTTCTGTAATATCCTTCAGTCCAAGCAAGTTCATTAAGTTTATTTAAATTTTCTAAGCCCTTGTCATTTTTTGCAAGAAGAACAATATGATTATAAACCATATCAAGGGGTTCTGTTCTTTCAGACTTGTCTCTATTATCAAATCTATCTGCAGTTATATATCCTTCAATACCCAAAATTGGTTTAATGCCATTTGCTTTTGCAGCCCTGTACATAGGTCTGTGACCAGACAGAACGCCATGGTCAGTTATCGCAATTGCTAATAGCCCAATTTCAGAAGCACGTTTTGCATACTCTTCTGGAGTTGCAACCCCATCCATTAAGGAGTAGTGGGTATGAACGTGTAGTGGAACGTAAGTCATTTTAACCTTTCAGTTGTATAGGGTGGGGGAGTACTTCTCCCCCACCACAATTACCAATCTACAGAAGTAGATACAGATGGATTGTCAAAGCCAAGATAGAAAGACTCTTGCTCAGCGTAAGGAACTTCCTTTACAACTACTTCAAGGTCTGGGATCTCGTACTTAGACCAATCAAACTTTTCCTCATCCTGCTTAATTGGAATTAGAATATAGGTTGTCTCAGTTCCCTTACCATTTCGCTTTAGCTTCCATGTCATACTTGAAAGACTTTGCGAATCTTGAACATACTCACGAATTGTATCAAAGGTTGCAGACTTTGCAACACCCATGCTCCATACAGCAACATATGGATCATTTACACCATCATCAACTAAAACATTGATGTAGAAACGTAGACGAGATCTCCAGCCAGCCTTCATATCTTTTCTGTGCATTTCACAACCAAAGCAACGACCTTCGCTTTCAGCAGAACAAGCTGCCTTACGCTTATAATCTTTTGGATTTGTGTGCTCAGAAACGACAATGGCAAGACCATTCTTTTCGTCATAGCTTGGTGAATCTCCATCAAGTTCATTTACAAAACGAACGGATACACTCTGATTATCTTCTAGTTTAAGCCACGTTACTCGTGGACCATTATTTTCAAATTTTGGCTTATCTAGCATTGCTTCGATATTTTTTAGCCCTTTTACAATTGCCATTTTTTCTCCTAATATTTTGTCCTATACATGGACAGTTGTTCTATTGTAACACATTAGCCACAAGATCGTCAAATTGTGACACAAACTTTTTTAATTCTTCATCTGATAATTCTGATACATCTTTTACTGATTCTGGCAGGATTGCATTTATTGCACTTGACCCAAGAATGTTTGATAGCTTTTTAGCCATCTCTCTTCCAGCATCATCGTTATCTCCTAAAATAATTACATTATTAAAATATTGTTTCAGTAGTTCTCTTTGTTTTCCTGAAACAGAAGCACCTAGAGTTGCTACAGCGTGTGCTCCCACTTGCTCTAAACGTATTGCATCAAATGATGACTCTACAACGAATACCTTATCAAATCTTTTTGCTCTAAACAAATTAAACATTGTCTTTGCTTTTGGAAGTCCTGGAGTATTCTTAAACTCTTTGCCCTCTACAGACCTGCCAACAAATCCTAAACACATTCCATCTGGCGAATGTACTGGTATTGTAACCATGTCTTGAGACTCAGAGTATCCAAGCAGATACCTTTCAACACTATCTTTTGTAATTCCTCTACCAAGGTAGTAGGATGCAGCTCTTTGTGAATTGAGTGCAGAAGTGTTTAATCTTTTAATTAATTCATTATCAAATTCAACAAAGTCTGGTTTCTTATTAAGCTTTGCCTCAATGCTTTCAACAAAATTAACATTCTCTGACTTAGAATCAATCATCCTTGCAGATTCAAAATATGATCTTTTAGTTACATGCATTATTACTTCAATAAGAGAATGAGATTCTTGACATCCAAAGCAATAGAATAATCCGCTTTCTTTTGAAATTTCTGCAGCAGGTGATCTATAATTATTATGATATGGACAAAAGATTATAAAGTCAGATTCTACTTCATAGACTACATCAATACCTGCAGTTAGCAGACTTCTTCTGACTTGATCTTCTGAGTAGAAGTAGCCATTACTGGCTTGTTTTTGTCTATCCCTGATATACACTCTGCTGTTCTCTTTCCTACATATACGCCGTATATTGATATTTCAAAATTAAATGTCTTACCATTATAACTAATTGTAAAGTCTGTGTCAATATCATATCTTGGAACATACCCATCAGATCTCATTCCAGCGACAATCATGCTGTAGTACTGTTCTTTAAGTCTTATGATGTGGGAATCATCATAAATTTCACCATCTAGGCTAAATCTTTTTATTGACTTGTGAGCGTACATACCATCAATTATATCAATGGAATTAACCAGTTTTATTCAAAATCCTTATAAATAAAGCGACCTGAGTCAAAGTCAATATCTACCATAAATTCTCCACAAAATCCGTGACGATTTTTTCTAAAGATACATTCAAGAATTGTACTTCCAGTCGCACGACCCAAAGCCAAAACCCAGTCAGCATCATATGCTAGCTGCTTTGACCAGGCTACTTGACCAAGTGAGGGGACACTATTCATGTCTGTAGCATCATCAGGGGTAGCGGAGGCAATTGCAACTATTGGAACTTGAGAAGAAATTGCAAGAACTTTTAATTCTCTAGAAATATTTTTAATTTTTACAACTTCGTTATCATTTCCTTGATTTGAATTCATCAACTGAATATAGTCAACAAATACAACATCTGGTGAGTACTGGTCTATCTTTCCTCTAATAACAGAAGGAGATACATCTGCAAGACCATCATTAGAAATGATATAGAATGGTGGTCTATCTTTTAAATTTTGCTTAGCCCAATTTTCAAAGCCTTCAATATCAATCATACCTGCACTTAATTTTCTATGTGAGAAATATCCTTCAGCCATAATTGTGTAGACACGATTTCTAACTTCCTTCTCTGTCATTTCAAGAGAAACTATTAACGGTTTCTTGCCAGCTTTCCACGCTTGTACAGCCATAAAAATAGCGAGCCAAGACTTACCAATGGCAGGGTAAGCAAGAAGAATGCCAAATTGACCAGGAGCAATGCCACCAGGTAGATAGTTATCAAAACCTGCCAAGTTCGTTCTAACGCCGTGTATACCTTTTTCACTTAACTCCTTAATGTTTATAAAGTGTGCAGAAGCATCTTCTACATCTGTTGCATCAATATCTCTTACATCAGAACTAATTCTCTTAAGATCTGATGTTTTTGAAATTATCGAATTAAGAGCTTCAATTGGTTGATGATCGTTTAATTGCTTTGCACTAGTCATCAATGCATTTCTTAAATGGTCTTCAAGAAATTGAGTTCTTAACTCTTCTAGATGATGCTTTGTTGTACCAATTTCCCCTACTGGCTGAAAGTCTCTAAACTTTTCTACCAATAAAGACTGTGTTGGAACGGTAGAATTTTGCTCATAATAATTTTTTACAAAATCCCAAACATCTTTATGTGTTCTAAATAGGGTATCTGGATTTGCTTGAAAAAGCACATGAATCTGTTTATCATTTAAAACTGCAGATAGTACTTTTGCTTCTAAATCAGACATTACCTATTTAGCCATTCCTTTGCTTGTTCTCTGAGTAACTTTCTAGCTACGTCATCTTCTTCTTTAATTCTTTTTGCATCGTATACTTTGTCAGCATTATTAACCAACCACTTCCAAGTGGGTGATGCAGAAACGCCAACATAGTAATCAATTAGATCATAACTTTGCTCTATACCATATGATTCAATCAACGAGTCTGCAGCCCATTGCTGAATGTGGATATTTATATTTTCTTCTTTTAAGTTTTTTTCTTTTGTTAATTTCTTATATCTAGATATTAGTGCAAAGCGATCTTTCTTATCCGCCACTAGTCCTCTAGTTCTTTCTTAGCTTCTTCAACCTTTTGAATTACTTTATTTTCCACAAACTCATACACTCTATCAAGAGCCTGATCTGTATTTTCTCCACTACGAACAAAATCTGTAATTCCAATATCAATTCTTAGACTTTGAAAATTTCCAAGATTAAGTGTATATCCTAGTGTTACTGAAACATTTGTTGTTTCTGACATTTTGGTCTCCTACCATGTCTCTTCTTGCCAAGTCGGAATGAAACGCCCATCCGATGTCTTCGTATAAAGCATTATAGCATCTCCCATTCTAGAACGCAAGTCTTGTTCAGTTGGAACGTTTGATGGCGTTATATTACCATCTTTTCTCGGTCTACCATGGTGTATGGTTGTCATAATCTCTCTTATTTCAAAAAGAGTATCTTCTGAATAATATGACATAACTCTAAAATCTCTTTTTCCATTTAGTTTAGCACCAACTGGCTCAGGAATCAAACCGCTTAAATAATATTTTTGCAATGCTATTCTTGACCTATTTAATATCTTTGCTGAACTTATTACTGAGTATGCTCTTTTTCTATGTTTTTTAAAATCAGAATACAACATACTCTGATCTTTTCCTTTAGTAATGTTTAATAGTTTTACTATATTGCTAGCACGATTTATATGCAAAACTCTTATAAGATCACCGTTAATGAAAAATACTTTCTCTGAAGGCTTTACGACCCCAATGTCAATGTCTTTAGACATCTCATTCCAATTCTTCTAAGCTCTTTCGCCAATTGCAATTATGGAAATATTTGCTGTAGTAGAAGATGTGGTTCCAGCTGGAAGAACTAGCTTAACTTCGCAAGACCTATCTGACACTGACTTAATTACACAATAAACATTGTCAGAACTTGATTGAGCAGATACAGTAACTATTGGAGCTCTTCTAAAACCTGAAGGAAAATCAAACCTTGTCGTCAATCCAGAATCAGTGGTGGAGTTTCCAGTTACAGGCTGGCTAGATGCATACATTACCAATTCAGATGTTGCAACTTCTGTTACCCCAGTTTCTCCAAAATACTTTATTGAAGATTGAGTCCTTCCTGAATTAATAGTTGAATTCAAGTTGTTAATTTCGGTAGCCATTCTCAGTAGATAAGAAATATCTAGTGGTTGACCTCTATCTGGTAATTCCATTTTTTCTCCTAATACATTATACCATTTTAGATTAATTGTGTTCCAGTGTCAAAAATTAAAAATAAGTTTGACAAATCTTCTACTATTTGATCAGAAATGGTGTCTCTATCAAATCCATGTGTTGCTACTGTTCCAATAACTCTAACAGAAGCAGATGCTGTTTCAGGAATGCTTATTGATATAGCGTCCTGATCAGTTCTTTCGTGGTATTCAAAATTTGAAGAATCCCATTTTACAAAAATATCAGTTGGATGTTTTTTAAATCTTATTGAATGATTGTGTCCAATAGAGGCTGAAGCAAGTGAGGGGTGGTAGTTATAGGTTGTTGGAGTTTCCCAAATTAAAGAGATATCTGAATCAGAAAGGATGAAGTCAACATCCGACTGCAAGGGTCTATACTGCCCAATACTTTTTATGGTATACAATGTTGACCAAGCAGAAGCTTTATTTCTATCTTCAGATATTATTCTAAACTGGATATTATGATTTCCATTTTTATCTGGTTGTGGAAGCTGCTCAACAGGTATCGTAATTCTTGCCACTAGGAAACTCCTAAGCCAAATCTATACTCTATATAATTAGTTGAGTTTTCTTCTTTAAGAACTGGGTATCCGTTATCTGTTTTAATATACTCTGCACCTATTAAAGAATATAATGGATTTATTGTAGAAATATTTTCTAGTCTAATACCGTCTAAAATTATTCTATAAAGACTAGGATTTGCTACGTCTATAGATGCATAAATTCTAACCAAGTCAATTTCACTCCAAGAAAAGGATGGGCTTATTACAAAGTCTGAAATACTTCTAGTTATAACCTTATATCTAAACTGATCTCCACTTAAAGCATCATAGAAATAATTTACTGGAAGATCTATGTTTAAATAAGCTTTTGGACTATTAACAGTATTGTTAATGAATTCAAGGATTATTCTAACATTACCATTTGGAGCCACACTATCTGTAGATATTGTATTAACTATAGACATGGCTAATTTTATTTTATCTGTTGGAAGATTTCTTCCTAGATTTAATCTTGCAGAACTATTTTCAATATAATACCCTGCACTTGCAGAGTTTGCTAAAGGATTAAACGTTGAGTCAAGTTTTGAAAAATCTCCAGATACCATCAAGCATTTGTCTAAGTACCTAGGCTCTTCTCTTCTATTTTTTCTATCAGTGTAGTCAAATATTGAAGAATTTGAATTAATAAACATAGCAACTTCTGGTCTAATTATATCTCCTGGAGAAATTTCTCCGTCATAAGAGTCTAGTGCTTCATTAATGTATGGGACAACAGATCCAGATCCAAACCTTGAATACGTCCACGGCTCAGAATTAGTAAAAGATGAAAGAGTTTTGCTTCCAAACCTTTCTGCTAGACTATTTGAGTCTGAGGGAAATAGTCCAATTTCTGTAATTTGCAATCTTTGATCAGTTGGAAGCTCTGCCTTAAAAACAATTTTTTCAACATACTCATCTGTTTCTTCATTTAATTCTTTAATAAGACCTTTAGATAAAATTGGAACTCTAAGTGCTTCAAAGTCAAGAGATTTGGATGTGCTAGAAAATACTGGAGAAACAGATGCAGAATAACTTGCTGAGGCAACAGGTAAGGCATGTCCACCAACACCAATTGCAATATGGCTAGCAAACTCTGGGGCTTGGTTTAGCAAATATTTTGCAATAATGTTTTTTCCGTCATTAGTTATCATTAATTATTCACCTCATACATTGTACCATCAGAGTCTATTTGGACCTGGGCTATTTCTGATGATAATAAATTATTTAATTCTATAACAATGTCACCATTATTTGCAACGTAGATATATCCTTTTTCTACTTCAACAATCGATACCCCATCTGTATCAACATACTGATAAGTTGAATCTAACCCATTGTTAGAAATATATGCAGAATCTGGTATTTTTGAAGATAGGTCAATGGTAAATTCTGAATATGGTAAAGATGATTTATCTAATACGGAAAGTTCTTTTGTAGCATCATATCTTTTTCTTAATTCAGATAGGTTGCTAATTATTTCATACCTTTGTCTAATTCCATCTACCGTGTCATGTCTTAAAACAGCAGAAAGCTCAATTGCAGACATATTTTCCCAAAGAATTGTTTGAAGTCTTGCTGCATTTGCAGATGGATTTAAAGAACCAATATTTAAAACATCTCTAGTTGGATTTTTAACAACGCCAAAATCTGAAGATCCTTTTAAAGATCTTGCTGCTGCTTCTGCAATTGCTGCAAGACGTGCTGCATTTGCAATTGCTTCAAGACGTGCTGCTTCTGCTCTTGCTGCTGCTTCAGCTGCAAGACGTGCTGCTTCCGCTACCTGTCTTTGTCTTTCTGCTTCTGCTGCAACCCTTGCTGCCTCTGCTGCTGCTGCATCTGCCAACCTCTGCCTTTCTGCTGCTGCTGCCGCATCTGCTAACCTCTGCCTTTCTGCTGCTGCTGCCGCATCTGCTAACCTCTGCCTTTCTGCTGCTGCATCTGCTGCTATCTTATCAGCCTTTGCTTTATCTGCTGCCGCTTTCTTAGCTCTTGCTACATCTGCTGCATCTGAAGTATCTACTTTTTTTGGAGAGCTTGAGCCACCACCTTCTTTTTTTATAGCCATTTTACACCTCCACCAAGTTTAATGAAGTTTTTATATCAGATGAGGATCTTGAATACTTCATAGAAGTAACAATAAATCTTTTATCTGTTTCTACAAATTTTACACCCTCTGGCAAATCATAATCTATTTTAACAATATCTCCAAGCTGAATATGAGGAGTTCCAAATGTATTTACAGTAATTACTTTTCTACTTTTCATTGTTTTATCAATCATCCACCCCATTAAATCTTTTGCAGAATCTTCATTTTGAACATATAAAGAGTTTAAAGAAAATGATTTTTTGCCATAAACGGATCTACTATTCTTAATAGTATCATAGAACTTTTGTGCTAACTGTGGAGACCTTATGACATTATCAATAATTATTGGGTCTGACAGATTTGATCTTTCCCCAAGATAGTCATCAACTGTAAGAACATTTGATATATTTTGTGTAAATGTAATTCCAGTTATAACTATTTTATTTGCAGAACTATCAGCAAGAGATATTATTCTATCAGAGCTATTAAACAATAAAAACTCTGCCCCATAGGATCCTGGCAAAAATCCTGAAACCGTATAAACTTTTTCATTATTAAGTGGTGGAAGCATTCTTGCAACTATTGCTGGATATGCTTGATCATACTTGATATTAAAGTATGCACACTCTCTCATGATAGTTCCAAACTCTTCAAAATAAATATCAAATCCTGGAGGTCTTTCTGTTCCAATTGAAGAAAGGTAAGTTGACTGAACAATTCCAGAAAGGGCGTACTTTCTTAATGATTCTGAAATTGATATGTTATCATCTCCAAAAGCTGCCAAGCTATTTCTTGAAGAGATTCCTAAATTATCTAAAGATATTGCCGTTACACTTTCTGATTGAATTGCTCTGTTTCTTAGGGCATATATATTTTCAAACATGCACTTAGATCCACCTCTAACAAATAAACATGTGCTAAATACTGTATCGCTAGTTACTGATGGCAATGGATTATTGTCAATAACAGTAGCAATTAAAACATTGTTTAAATATAAATAAAATTTAACAGATGACCCACGTCTTTCAAACTCAATTCCAAGATCGTGTACTGTTGGATTATCTTGAGAAGCCATTCTATCCATTCCAAAGAACATGCCTTCGTCAACTAGAACTTTTGCTAAAGTTCCCCACAATTTTATAGGCTGTGCAAAATTTTCTTTTCCATCTGCATTTATAACAATAGACTCACTTTCATTTCCATTTGCATCAATTCCATTATGAGGATATCTTACATTTTGTGGAGGAATTTTGTAGAATATAATATTTTCCAAAACACTATTTTTATTTTTTTCTGTAGAAAAAGAAGAAAGAATGTCTTTAGACAATGACATAATTTCAAAATAGTATCCAGATTTTGTTACATTGTCAACCATAAAACCAAGACCTCCAGATCCACCAGAGATTGAGGAGGCTTCTCCATTTATATCAGTTGTAAAATATGTTGTAGCGTTATCTGGTATTTGATTTTTTTCATCAACCTTTTTTCCAATTATTCTCATTCTAGTTCCAACATGCTTAAAGTCATTGCTTGAAAAATCTTTATAAACATATGTTATTAAGTCTCTTGGTATAGATGCTTGAGAAGAAGTTTTTGAACCTGAAAGGATAAGTGCTGAAGATTGTACCGTTCCTGCCTCTAGCTGATCTACTGTAGAAGAGTTATTTTCTGCTCTAACAGTTCTTCTAAGTAGACTTGCAATTTTTCCAGAAACTACAGCGTTACCTTTTGCACTATCGTCACTCCTGGTTCCTGCAGTTGTTGTCAACAATGGGGGATACTTAATTGATTCTGTAGGGGTTGTACTAAATAATAAACTTGAATTCATTCTAAAAGCTTGCTTAGAACTTGCCCAATAAGGATTTAACTCATGGAAGTGGCTAGTTACAGAAGTTCCAAACTGCCCCCTACCGTGAGAGCTAACTGCTCCATTCTTGTAAACAACTCCAGCCTCTAATCCGTCTTGGCTGGCTCCTGGAGATTCTTGGTAAAATGGCTCAGTATAAATTCTTAATTTTCCAGTAACAATCATTTTTCCGTTAAAAGCAAGTTTTGAAAAATATTTTTGGTATTCATTATTATTTGTAATCCAAACAGTTCCAACACCAGTAACTTGATATTCTTGAGCATCATATCTTATAATTTCGCCGTTAGCATATAGATAACCTTGGAATCTTGGAAGAAGGTATCCACTTTCTCCAACGTCAATTATGTTTTCCTGTATTTGATGATTTTCTACAAATGGAACTGTAGAAGAAAGTTCTGCATTTAAAGTTACAGCACCTAAACTATAACCATTTTTACCTATAGGCTGATTAATAGTTCTTGCCTCGTCTTGATCTCCCAGTTCCCAAAGCACTGCAGATTTATAGGAATAAGTTCTATCATTAGGATTTATTTGTGCCTGTTCTAAGTTTGGAACATCTCTTTGAATGTATCTTGTTGTATAGTTAATTTGACCATCATTAATAATTTTTGAATCTACCCCTGCAATAAATTCAATATTTGGAACTGATCCAACTTCTTTTTGCCCATAAAGATTAACTAATCTTTCTGATATTGAGGTATTGCTATCACTAATAGAATAATCAGGTATTAAATATTCTTTTGGCATCATACAAAAATTATTGTACTCATCAAAAAACATTGCTGTTTGTGTAGACTGGGCAAGTCTTTGCAAAACTTCTGCAACTGATATGTCTGGCTCTACAAAGAAGAATGGAATTACTGGATCGTTTGCAGTAGTTATATTTTTAAATATATAATTTCCAAAACCAATGTTGTCTAGTAGTACTGCAACAGCCATTGTAAGTGTGCAGTTTTGTAAAAATATTGGTGTTGCCATTTCTGATTCAAATCTAAAAAAGGCATCTCTTAGTGTTAAGGATACGTCTGAAAAACCACCATAGCTTTCTGCAGAATTTTCTGAATAGAAAGTTTTTAAAGGAATAAACTTATCATACCCCTGTACATTTAAAACTGTTTCATAAAAATCAAACTTTGTTTGTGGTCTTAAATTTCCAGAAATAATACTTCCAGTTTTTTCATCTTGGTTAAAAACATTTAATCTGGTAAAAGCACCGTCATGATTTGATAAGTTTATTTGACCAGTTGATGCTACCAATGCTCCTACTGGAAGTCCATAATCTGTTGCAGCAATGTCTTTGTTTATTTCAAAATCTATTACATATTTAGATACATCGGCTTTTAGTCTTGGTGACATTTCTATTAAATCAAATGTTCTATTTGGAGACACCATTGTTTCAACAACAACTCTTAATCCCTTCAAAAATACAATATCTCTATAGGTTGGAATTTCATTTCTAAGAAAATATTTGGGATCAACTAGGCTTGTTATAATTCCAGTTCTTTTTGTATCATCATTTTCTAATAATGAAAAACCATATTCTACATTTGAAGTTTCCCAATCATTTAAGACTGTATTCCAAACCCATAAAACTCCAGGATCTAAATCATTTTCTAATAAAATATACGCTTCTCCATTAATTGTGTTTGCTGGTAATTGCACAGAAGAGCTTATGTAGTCTATAAAATGAAAGTTTTCTCTATATTCTTGTGGTATTTTTACTCCATAAGATATTTCAACATAGCCATCCCAAGGAACAATATCAGAACCATCTGATCTAAGAGAGTTTTCATCAAAAGATATGGCATTTAGCCAATTATTTTCCGAATCAAGATATTGAATTTTCCATTTTTTAGGAATGCTAGACTTAGATCTGTCAGAAAGTTCATCATTAGTTATAAGATTTTCTCTTCTTATTACTGAAGAAACAACTGGCTCTCCATCAACTCCAAGAACTAGATCATCTGCTAAGTTAGTTTGCATTTTTACAACAATTCTATTTGCAGCAACTTGCTCTTTGTAAACAACAAAGGGTGCTGAATCTGTTATTTCATATCCAAAACTTGAATTAAGACCTCTTGCAATTACAGAAGAAACTCCAACTTCTACGCCACTATCTTTTCTATAAGATGTCCAATACTTAAATTGATCATTTTTTGAACAAAAATAATACCTTGGTCTTCTTCCAGATCTGATACTGTCAACATGTTTATTTTTTTCTTCATCTAGGTCTCCAAAAAATAACATTTTGTTAATTCCAGATCTTGGTCTAAATGGTTTAAAGCAATCTTTAAGAGAATAAAATAGCTGCATCTCTTCTTGATCTGTTAAAAAAGTTAGTGGACTTCCACTATCTACTCTATATTCAGAAATATACTTAGACTCCAAGGCTCCAGTATAAAAATTTCCATCATCATTTGGATCATACGATGGTGCTAAATTTCTAAAAACATCCACACTTGCACTTGATGGTCTCCATCTATAGTTTCCATAATTTTCAATATTTGATAAATCATTCTGATTCCATTCAGCAATAATCAAGGAATCAACTTGAAGAGAGTTGTTAGTCTTAAGATGAGTAATTAAATCATTATCAAAAAACATTATACTTCCTCAAGTGATATAGAAATATCCCAAAGGTCGTGATTAGTTGCGCCTCTTTTTACAACGTTGTAAGTAAATGATGAGAAATAAACTTCAAGAACTTCTGAATATGTTGCTAAATTTTGATAAGGTACATCATTTAATTTTGAATTTTTGTCATATGATATAAACATATAGAATGATCCAGGATTGCTGTTATACCAGTTTAACAAGTCTGATCCACCTGCACCACCATCAGCAGTATACTCAACCAGGGATGTAGCAACAGGATTTCCATTTACGGAAAAATCTGGGTCTTTATTAAATGCTCTAGATGGCAAAAGATTCCAGTTTGTTGACACTCTTAATTTATCTGCAATATGATAAGAACGCATATGACCATTTACCATTCTTTTTCTATTTTCAATTCTATCTATAGAAAAATCAACAGCAGATCTATTATGGTCAGAAAGGATTAAAAAGTCTTCTCCTTCAGAACCAGTAATTTGAGGAACTCCATTTATAATTCCAGCTGAATTATTTGACCAAATTATTGCCTGTGGTCTATCCCATTTCTTTCTAGAATTTAAATATGCACTACTTACCATTAATATCTACTTCCTCTAATACTTCCTGAGTTAGATCTTGCAATCTTACCCATAACAACGTTTGCAATTTCATCTGCAGAAGAGCTACTTCCAGATACATTTACATTTATACTGTAACTATTATTATACATGGTAGAAGCATTTGATGAATTAGTAATTGACTGAGAAACTGGAACATTGGTAATATTGTTAGCAGGAACATCGTATCTTGGAGATCCTAGATTCATTCCTCCAATTGATGGGAACACTCCAGAATTAATAGACTCTAGCATAGGCAAGAAAGTTTTTGCAGCATTCTTGTTAATAACAAATTCACCAGGAGTGAGCATGGCTGGGACAGTATCTCTCATTCCAATTCCAGCAACCTGCCCACCAAGGTTTAACAACTGTACAGGGGTAGATGGATTCTGTTGGTTATAAATGGTTGCCATGGCATTGTATGATGTTTTATATTCATCAAGTGCTGCTTTTTCTGCTGCATTAAGCTTGGTTTTGTTCTTTTTCTTATTAAGTTCATCATAAGCTTTCTTTTGTTCTAGAAGGTAGATTCTTGTTTCCACCTTTTCACGATCTTCAGCTACCTTTAATCTCTTCTTTTCATTTTCGTATAATGCGTCTTCTAATGTTTGCATTTCAAGATTCTTATTATAAATGCTAGTTTGAATTATTTCTATACTTTTTTGAATTGTTTCTATGCTTGCTTCAATACCTTTTCTTGTCATTAAAGTACCATTTACATCAACTGTTAAATTCTTTAATGCTTCTTGTCTTTGGAGTTCCAAAGCAGTCTTGGTATCTTCTATCTGACTTTCTGCAGATTGCTGAGTTATGTCAGACATGGCAGATGCAGCTCCAGCAATGTCACCAGAAGCTAGTGCGGATGCAAGAGTTATTCTAGATTGTTCTTGACCTGCCAATCTTGAATTTGATGCAGACACTCTATCTAGTGCAGATATTCTATTATCATATACAGTATTTACTTCATCTTCTTTTTTAGAAAGTTCTTCTAAAGCTTTTTGTCTTACTTCAATTTGCTTTTCTTCTAAAGCTATTTGTCTTTGTTGCAATTGAATTTCTCTAGAAATATCTTTAATTCTTTTGTTAAATCCTTCTGCTTCTTTATCAATAAGCATTTCTTGAAGTCTAAATCTTTCCATAAGCATATCTTTTAATCTCTTAAGCTTGTCTTCTTCTCCATCCTTACCACCCTTTGGTTTATCTACAACTGGTTTATCTTTTCCAAAATCTTTTTTAGCTGTAGTTAAAACTGTGCTTGTAGCAGCTACAAGTTCTCTTGAATGTGCATCTGAACCTGCTGCATTAGAAAGTACTGCTGTTTCATAAGTTGCAATATTTCTTAACACAATAATTTTTTCTTCAATTGGCAAACTTTGTAGCCATGCCCATTCTATTGCAAACTTATTCATTGTATCTGAAAATTGATCAACAATGCTTACACCTTTATAAAGATCTGGTTTTTCTTCTAAGGCAACATAGTCATTGTATAGCTCTGTAATAGAACTTTCATTAACCATGTCTAGACCAACTATCTTGTCAATATTTGGTATTGTACTTAAGGCAGTAAGCTCTGTTCCAAGTCTATCAATATCTTCTTCTGTAAGGTTTCCAGTCTTAGAAAGATTTACCAAAATATCATATCCTTCAAGAGGAATTTGTCCAGAAATAAATTTATCAAATATTCCTGTGTCAATTGCTGAAAGGTTTGACTCTATTCCACCAACCATAGCCTTAGCTGCTTCTGCACTAAACCCACTCGTTGTAAGTTGTTCAGTAAATGCAGCTTTTGCTCCAGTCAAATACTGTTGATATTGAGCTGCATCTGGAATTGCAACTATTCTATCATTTGGATTAGCCCCTTGCCCTTCAATTGCTGCTAGTTCTCCAGGAGTCATATTGTCTGTATTAGCAAGTTCAGTTGCAGCAGTCTGATAGCTTGTAACCATTTCATCAACAGTTTTATATCCTAAGGCTTTTGCATTTGCATCTTGCACAAATTTAGATCTTCCTTCTGCAAGTCCTGTAATTTTTCCAGATTGGTCTAAGTATTCTTTAAGAGTTACAGAACCTTCTTGATACGCAAGATTTAATAACTGTCTAGCTTCTGCTTCTTTTGTAAGGGCTGCAATATTTCTTGCACTAATTTCTTCTATTGAAAAATCTTTAACAAAAGCTGATTGCCCACCTTTAAAAAATTGAACAAATTTTTGTGGTGGATTTAATTTATCAAAAGCCGATTGAGCATCCCTTGTAATTTTTGCACCATCAACCTTTGGACTTATTTCAGCCACAATGTCTATTATGTTATCCGTTATTCTTTCTCCATTTACACCTATTAATGAGGAAAGTTCTCCTGAAAGTTTAATTCCAAGATTTTGATCACCAAGTTCTTTTCCAATATCTAAAGCAATTGCTCTAGCTTCTTCTGGACTTATTACACCTGAAATAATTGAAGAAGCTAGCTGATTTCTTAATGCTAGGGTTACATCTTCGCCAGATTTTTTAACAAGCTCTAAATCTTTTATAAGCTGTTTTGCTGAATCGCTTTTCATAAACTCTCCAGAAGCTGCTACTGCTTCTTGAGTTATTTCTTGCCCTCCAGATTTTTCTGCTAATTTTCTTCTTGCAGCAGTTGCAAAAGTTTCTCTGCCAAATGCATCAGCCATTGCTTGCGTTGTTTTTGCAGATCCGTACATAGCATCAGAAAGAGCTGCACCAGACTTTTCTGCATTTAATAAACTTTTATTTAATTTATACAAGGTAAATCCAACTACTGCTAAAATAGCACCTGCACCTGCCATAGGTGCAGCAAATCTTAAAATACTTGGACTTAGTTTGGATAGTTGAGGAAATAGTTGTGCAAATCCTTTTCCAACTTTTCCAGTAGAATCTACAGCTTTTAAGGTTTCTCCTCTAAACTTTAACAAGGATGCAGTTACAGCTTTTTGAGCCAACATTCCTGCTCCTAGACTTGCTACAAGAGATGTTCCCATTCCCATTCCAGCTTTTTCTGCACCCATATAAGCGGCAGTTCCAACCCCAATATTAGCTGCCATTGGAGCAAGACCTCCAACCATTCCTCCAATTCCAAAATATTGAACAGCTCCTCCACGATTCATTGCTAAGCTTGGTGGAGCTTCTCTAGAACCACTATAAGCCATTCCACCCTTGTTTAATTTTTGAGAATTATTAATAGCAGTTAACAAGTCATAGTTCTTTTTTGTTGATTCTTTATTTACAACAAATTCACCAGGGGTAAGCATTGCTGGTACGGTATCTGTATTGCCAGTTCCAGGAACAATATTTCCTCTATTAAAAGATTGAGTAATTAAAGATGGTAGCCTTGTTCTTAAATCAGTTGCTACCCCAGTTATTTGAGATGTTCTATTTCCAAGAAGGATCTCATTTTCTTTTTTAACAAGGTTTTCTATATGATCTCCTCTATAAGGTAATCTAGGATGCTTGTAAAAAGCTTTTGGTACATCAATAGCTAGTGTTCCAGATCCAACCATTTCATCAATTAATAATTGTTGAATTTTTTTATCTGGAAAAGCTTTCTTTAAACCTTTTTTACGATTATTATAGTCTCTTAATTTATTTGCAAGAACTTGTTCAACAGTCCAGTCACTACCAATAGTAGGATTGGGTCCAGGTCTCCAAGAACGAGCAGGACTCCATAAACCAGTCATTCCAAGTGCTCTTGCATATTCTGCAGTTCCAGGAGTAAGTTTTTTAAACTTTCCTGATCTCATTATTTTTCTTAATTTAGCAATTTCTTCTTTTTGATCTTTTAATGTCATAAAGCCATTTGAAAACGCTTTTAAGGTTGGATTGCTAAGGTCTCCAATAAATGGTGAAAAATCTGTTTCTCTTCTAGTAGTATATGATCCTGGACCTTTGAAATTTAATTTCATTCCAAATAGGTCTTCATATCTTCCTTCTTTAATTGCAGCAACAATTCTTTTTTGTTGTGCATATGGTAGTTCTGGATTATTTGTTGATCCTAAAACAGTTCCTCTAGTTGCCCTAGTTTTTTGAGTAAGAGGCTTCATCATTCCCAAAAGGGTATTCATATCTTCGGGGTCTTTGCTATTTCTTATAAAATTTGCATCATGAACATAATCTTTTAATACAGCCTGTTGACTAAATCTTTGATCTCTTCCAGGTCTTACTCTTCTTCTAATACCTGAAGCTGCCTTGTATGCTTCTTGAACTACTCTTTGTCTATTATTGGCAGCAAAATATTGCATACCTGGAACTTGTCCACCAGAGTTCATTCTTAAAGATCTTCCTCTAGTTGCAAGAGCGGTAAATGCTTCTCTTAGCAATTGCGAATTAATATTTTTGTGCTGATTAGACCCTCCTGCTCTTAACATAACATCATCAAATCCAGGTCTTTTAAGAATAATATCTTTAGTTCTAAGACCCAGCTTAATGCCTTCTGGACTATCTGGTAGAATAAACTCATAGTCTGGACTTGGTGGAAGTTTTCTTATTGCATCCTTATTTATTCCTGGTCTAAATTTAAAATCTGGAACATTTTTTTCTCCTCCAAAATATAGGTCTTGGATTCCTTGTGTTCCTACTCCAGAAATTCTTAAGGACTTTTCTACAGCTTTTTCCATCACCTTATATACGCCAGACATTTGCCTACTGTCACTTGCATTAAAGTTAACCTGTCCAGCATATTGCATAGCCCTTAACTTTCCAACAACTTGAGAATGAACCTTACTTTTTGCTGTTTCTAATTCTAATCCAGATAAACCTGCAGCTTTCATTGTTCCTTCGTAGGGGTTTTCTCCATAAAGAATTCGGTAATTTAAATCATCAATTAAATCTTGTATTGGATGAATTCCAGCATTTAAATATGAGGAAGCCTTAAATCCAATATTTCCAACCATTCTAGCACCTTTGTAGCCAGTTAGCCTATCTACAAAGGCATTAGCTTCTTGAGTTGGTGTAAGATTTGATCCTCTTAGTGCCATGTCCATGTATCTTGGACCAGAAAGTTTAGCACTTCCTTCAGAATTTACAACATTTCTTTGCATGTGTAAAAATGAATATGTTTGAAAATCTATTGGCTTTATAGGACCTGACCCAGGAAATCTTGTTAATAAGTTTCTAGGAATTTCAGAAGAGTATTTTACATCTGCAGGTTGAGCTCGTTGAGCAACTTGGGTATCTCTTCTTCTTCTTTGCTTTGCTGGAGTATCATCATCAATAGGAAATTGGTTAAGACCAGCTATGTCTGCATCAGATAAATCTGCATCTAAAACTATAGGGGGATTGTCTTTAGCAAAATATTGCATTCCTTTTGCTTTTCCACCAGCATTTAATCCTTGAGGACTCTTGCTATCATTAATAGAATGCAATAGTCCAAGATTATTTTTAGTGGCTTTTTTATTTACTACAAATTCCCCTGGAGTAAGCATGGCTGGAACTGTATCAGTATTTCCAGTTCCTGGGACAGTTGTGCCATTTGACATAAAGATTGGTCCACCAGAATTTCTTCTTTGAACTCCTCTCATTGCTACCTGGCTAACTTTTGCTCTTGTTCCAGCTGCTCCAGCTATACCAAAGTGTTCTGGGAATCTTGCTGCTGCAGCACCTTGAGTAGCAATCATTGCAGAATATGCTTTTGTTAAATTTCCAATTGCAGCAGCAGCAGCATTAGAGCTTCCAACCTGCTCAACCAAAGTTGCATTTAATGCTTGGTTAGCACCAGCAAGTTGTTGAGCAGCCATCGCTGCATCCATCTCTGCAAGACTTAAATATTTTGAACTTTGTGTAAGTGCTTTAACTGCACCTAGTGGACCACCCTTTATAAATCCCATTCCAAATAAAGTTATACCTTGTGTCATTTTTGCAAGGGTTCCAACAAGGTTTAAGAATAAACCAGTAAGCATTGTGACTGCTGGAACAACAACACCAATTACAACTGCACCAATAGCAGCAAACTTCTTTTGACCATCTGACAATCCATTAAAAGCTTCTGCAATGGATGTAGCAAAATTAACAAGTGGTATAGCTAATTTAACAAATATTTCTCCAATGGGGGCAATTGCCAACTTAAATCTTTCCATTGCACCTGTTAATTGCACACCAAAAGATTCTTCAATGGTTTTTAATTCTTTATCTGCAGTTGAAGCAAGTTGTTCTGTACTATATCCTAATGTTGCAATTACTTGTTGAGCCTGAGATCCTTTTCTAGAAATATTATCAAACAGTGCTCCAAGTTTTGCATATTGAAATTTTCCAAACACTTGTTCAAGAGCTTGTTGTCTTGAGAATTGATCAAGAGATGATAAAGCCTGTGCAAAAGATTGAACAGTTCCCATAAGATCCCCTTTATTTAAATCAATAATTGACTGAAGATTTATCCCCATTCCACTCAACATTTCAGTTGCTTGTCTTGTTGGATTAATCAAAGATGCAAGACCAGACTTTAATGCGTTAGCACCTTCTGCTGCATCAACTCCACCTTCTTGCATTGCTGCAAGGAAAACTGTAAGATCCTTTACGTCTCCACCAAGACCTTGGATAACTGGTGCTACACGAGGAATAGCAGCAGCAATATCTTGCAAGGAAACAACTGTTTGGTTTTCAACCATATTTAAAAAGTTAATAGTATCTGCAAGATCTTGTCCTGATAATCTAAATGCAGATTGCAAAGATATTGTTGTTTCAAGTGCTGCATTTTGATCCATTTGACCAAGTGTTGCAAGTCTTGTTGCTTGAGAAACTGCATCAGTTAAATCTGCATTTTTTCTACCAGCAGCAGCAGCTTGAGCAGCAAGACCAATTGTGTCTTTTACTGCAATACCATATTTAGTATATTCAGAAGCAAGACCTTTTACTGCCTCTAAATTTTGATTTAATTCTGCTGGAGTTGTAAAAATATCTCCATATACTTTTTTAAATGCAACCGCTTGCTTTTCTAATTCCATAAAAGTTTTTCCAGCTACTGCACCAAAAATTGTAAGTGGAACTGTAAAGCCAACCATAAGCTGGCGACCTGCCCATTGGACATTCTTACCAAAGTTAATTAATTGAGTAGTTCCTTGCTTGAACATTGCAGACATAATTTCTGCTTTTTGTCCTGCAACCGCTACTTGTGAAGAAAATGCTGCAAGTGGTCTAACTGCTAGTGCATCTTGAAATCCATTTGCAGCACTAGAGGTGGCTATAAATTGTGTTTGAAGTCTTCTTGCACGTTCTGATGCAAGAGCCATTGTCTCTGCTGCAATCGCACCATCTTTATTAAATCTTGCACTAAAATATTGCCCTAAAGAAGTTTTTCCTTTGGACAAAGTTTTATCTAAAGTTGCAGCAGCAGTCTGAAGTCTTATTGTTTCTGCTGTAAAAAGACCAGTTTTATTTATTGCATCTTGAAGTTTTTTTGTATACTCTGCAGAAAATTTTCCCTGTGTAGCATTGGCTTTGTTTAGGGCTAGATTAAAAGCATTAATTTGTGATTGTAATGCTTGCAGTGTAGAGGCAGCAGAGCCCGTATTGATCTCAATATCAATAATACCCTTGGCTACTTCAGCCACTATAGATCACCTCATAATCTAGCCCATTTCCAATTCCAAAGCCAGCACGTTGTGCAGCATGTCCTTGTAGAGCCAGGATATCATTTGGGTTAGAGGTTGCGCCACCGCTATACACTCTAGCCTTCATTTCTTCCCATTTGTTTTCAGACGAATCGGAATCAAGATTTACTCCCTGAAGTGCTGCCATAAATTTCTTACTTTCGTAATCTTCTTTATTTTTAGCTTCTAGTATTGCTACTAGTTCAGGCATAGATATGCTTTCTTCCATTTCAGAATAATTCTTCCAGAACCCCAGAAGAAATACTCTAGATTCTATCTCAGCTAGATCTAGTTCGTCCCAACTAGAGCCGCTGCCAGTGCGTTTGGGTCATTTAACTGAATCCCTGCAGCTACTTCAATTACCTTGTACACAGTTGGAAGATCCATGATGTCTTCTAGCTGCTCCTTAGTTGCCAACTCTGCATTGTATTGCTTCATTGCAATAACAGCACAGTTTAACAAAAGATCCATTGACTTAATATTGTCTTCTGAAATCTTTGGATCTGATATCTTCTGAAACTCTTTCATAAAATCTCTCAATAAAGAAATCTTAAGCGGTTTCATAGAAATTTGTGAACCATCTAATAGTTCTACTTCTACAACTTCGTAAATACTGGTTGCCATTAATCCTCCTATAGATTATATTCAATTATATCATAAAAGGCTTATTAAACAAACAATGCCCACCCTTTTTAGGGGGTGGGCAAAGTTTCTATATTTAATTTTTAGTTACCAACGACACGATCAACGATCTTGCCATAGGAACCATTGGATGCTGGAAGCAAACGGAATGTAACTTCATACATAGAAGGTGTATCACGCTTTGCAGAAACAGTTACGTTCTCAATTGAGAGAACACGATTGCCTACATAAACACGCTCTACCTTTGCATTACCAGTTGATGATGGATCACCAGAACCTGGACCAACGGCGATAAGTGCACGTTCCACAGGAACTTCACCTAGCTCACCTGCTGTTAATTCAAGTTGAATTTCTCCAGCAGTTAGTCTTCCTGAGCTATTGATGGTTGCACCAGTAGCATCATAAGTACTGTTTGCTGCTGCAATAGAAACAAGAAGGTTCTCAAGTGTACCTTCAGCAAATGCTGTTACCATGCTTACCTGCATACCTTGCTTGTAAAGCTTTGCAACGTCAAGAAGCTGATCTACCTGGACTTCACCGAAGTCTGGTTGGAACTGTACTTCTAAGCCGTTCATTGTGTAGCCTACATTTCTCCAGTTTGCGCTATCTGCTTCAAGCTTATCTGCATAAGCTCCAGAGGCACTGATTGAAGGGTATCCAGAGATATTAGGACTAGCACTAAAGCCGTAAACAGCACTTGCACTACTATATTCTAGTGGACCCTGCTTCGAAACGAAGAGTTGGGCTGCACCAACGATAATTTGATTGGAATTTCCACGAGTTGCCATATTTTTTCACCTCTTTTTTAGTCTTAAAATTTATGGGGAGATTGGCGTTTCCTAAGTTAAGTATACCCCTAGTTTTTATCATTCATTAAACTGTTTGGAATGATAGTCATATTTGATAATAAGGTCTCTAGTTGGATTATATTCCATAAAATCAGAGACATCTTGTTGTGTATCTGTAAACCCTGACTGGTAAACATTAACACAATGGAAGTAATATTTGTTTAATTCTGGATAATTAGGATTGTTATAATCTGGCAAAGTCTTGGTAAATTCATTAATATCCTGAGCTGCATCATCTTCTCTATCTAGGATATTTTGAATAAGACTTGTAAGGTTTATAGTTGTTGCATACCTGTCCTGCTGGTTCCTGTTAATGTCGTACAGAGAGCCACCAACGATTGTATATCTCATTTGGTCAGTCTTGATAGGGTAGAAATATTTATAGCCCCCACGGATTCTACTAAACTTATCAAACATAACATAAGGTAGGTCATTGTCAATTACAGCAGTTGGCAGGTTGTTTGCTGGTGCAGGGAAAAAGGGGATAATGTCTGCCCCTCCAGAAGTTGGACCATAGAGGTTGTAGAATGCAGGGGCGTGAGTTTTAAACTGTTCCCAAACATAAAGATTGATAATATTTTCTGGTCTATAAACCATTTCTTCCTCCTGGTGCGTTCATAATCCATGATAGTGCAGCTTTTTTACCTTTTGATTTAGCTCCACCCCTAGCAGCAGAACCAAAGTAAGTTTCAAATGTTTTTGGATTTGAAAAATATTTATAAAATCTTATTGCCTTTAAATGTACTTCTGTAAAATAAGATCCATAGAATTCATCAAATGCTTGTAAGAAAGATCCTCTTGTAGCTTCTCCTCCAGGATTTGCAATTACAATTGGACCGCTTCTAAAAAATTCTTCACCATCTATTTCGAAGAATAGTGCCTTTGCCTCAACTTGATTAATTGTTACAGTTCTTCCATCTTCCATAATTTGTGCCTTGTCATAAAAAGGTTCTGAAGATGTTGGAGATGGTACATCAGATTCTAAGAATTCAGCAGTAATTACTGCAGATGTTTTATTAGGGGACATTGTTAAATCAAAGAGTCTTCCCATTGGATCTCCGACTTGCCCCCATTCGTAGACATGGTGTAGCATTCCTGGATGAAGCCTTGCAAGACCATCAAGGTAATCGTAGAAAGCATCAACTGATTCTTCACCAACTTTTGCATTTAAAATATCTTGATTTCCTTTTAACTCTGTCATAAAAGAACTTGAATACTCTACAGAATTTCTAAGCATTCTTATAACGTCATCACCCTTGATTCTAGCTGTTATCATTCTGGTATATCCCACTTTTGATTAGCTGAACGATTTAAGAATACTCTATACATTCCAATGTTATGAAACATGTCAAAGCTTGGAATGATTGTTTTAACTTCATACTTTGTCTTAACAGTTTCAGCTTTTGTTTTAAGATTTTCTGCATTAATCCATACTGGATCACCATTTGGATCTCTCATATTTGTAACTGCAGTTGCTGTTATTGGATAGTATTTTCCAGAAGTACTTTTTCTTATATCTTCATTTGTTCTAAAGAATAAAGATGATTCATAATCTAAAAACTTATCCTTTACCCTTAGCTCTGCAGTCAAAACTCCAGAAGTAGCAGTAATTGCTGAACAATTTACAGTTCTGTCAAATTGCCAAGTTCTTGTCATATTTCCATATTCAGACTGTGTTTCTACTGCGTAGTAAATATCAGCAGTCATTGGATAAAAAATATCATCAAAGGCTGAATTAAAAAGCATTTATAACACCCCGATACGAATATTATTCTTATACTTTGTTAAAATTCTATCTACTACAAGATTTCCTGTGCTAGCATTGAAGTTCTTTGCAAATTTAATCTTAAAGTCATCATTATCAAATGACTCAATATACTTATTAAGATACTTCATATTATCACTTGAGATGTCTGAGCACAAAAGTCTTGTAGCTTCTTGAATATCCTGAGGGACTACTTTGTATCCAAAGTCTGCATCAATTACATAATCATACCCATCAGAAAAAGCTCTAGACAAATATCTATCTCTCCATACCTGTGGGTATTCTGTTTTATTGCTTTCTTCGTGTAGTGGAACTATAGAAGTCTTATCTTTGCTAATTGTAAAATTTAATTCATTAGTATCTGATGTTGAATCATATAAAAGAGTTCCATTTTCATACACCTTGTAAAGTTTATTAATCTTTTCATTAACTACTAGATAGTCAGATCCATTGCCAACAATTTCTTTTTCTTTTCTAACATATCCAAATCCTTGAGAAACTTCTGAATCAATGATGTACCTTGCAATTCTTTCCATTTCTTTTACCTGTGTAACAGTTTTATTTAAATCTGTGGCAAGGGTAGAGATGTTTGTGTATGGTCTAACAACATCAATATTTGTAGCAACAACTACTTCATCTAAATAGTCATAAACATTTGCATCTAAAACTGCATCATACGATGCGTACTTTTCATTAAGTAGGAAGGATACTTCTCCAGTTGCGTTTGCAGTAGCACTTGCTGAAACAACTACATCTGTTAAAATGTCTGAATACTCAAGGGTGTACAGGCTATTTGGAACAAGACCTGAAAACAAAGCTGTTGGGATACCCCCATTAATTCTTAAAACTTCCATTATTTAACACCGAAAGCTTCGGCTACCTCCTCTGGAGATGTGACTCTAATTTTGGGGAATTTACTAACCCAGATATCAGCATCTTCTTTACTTACAACATTATATCCTCTGTTAAGTTTACCAAGAGTTTTTTCATAGATACTTGCATTTTCTACAAATAAACAAACAAGATTATCTTTAACTTTTGTCATAATACATCTATATTATTATATCATTCATAAATAGATGAAGGGGAGACAAATTAATGCCTCCCCTCCAAGTGTGACTATAATTAGTCTTGCATGAATGCTACTGCATCAGTTTCTTCAACTGCTACACCAAAGCGTAGGAATACGGTATATTCTACTGTATCCTTCTTTGGCTTGAACTCACGGTGTACTGTTACGTCTCTCTGGAAGCCCCAGATGCGGTTTTCTGGGAATGTAAGTGATACATAACCAGCTGGCATCAAAGGAACTTCAACCAATGGAAGACCTAGAACACGATATTGAATTGGTGCACCAAGAGTTGACGGAGCAACTCCATCAACTACACGTTCAATGATACGCTCTGAATTCAAGTTACCAGAAGAACCAAGACCGTTGATTATTGCAGCAACGGTTTCAGTGTCTGCATAGAACTTCATGTTTGAACGGGAACCACGGTACTTACGAGGCATTGCAAGAACAAGTCCCTGCAAACTTTCGATAGTTGTACCATAAGTTGCTGAATTACCATCGGCTTCGATTGATACGAAACCTTCAAGGATGTTCAGGAAGTTGTTTGTACCAGTTCCTGTACCATTGATGGCTAGATCTTCAAGATCGTTAGCAAACGCACGGGTCATTGTACGGACCAAGTGATCCTCCAGACCAGCACCTTCGATATTATCTTCAAGAGCTTCAGTCGAAACTTCCCAATCAAGACGAATCTTCTTGGTTGTAAGAGTAACCTTTGTAAACTGTACATCAGCGTTAGTGTAGGTTGCGTCTGCCTGTGCTGCTGCACGGATTACACGCTCTCCAACATTCATCTTCTCAAGTTCAGTTGTGTTAGCTCTCATTGTGACTCTACGACCATCTTGGGCTAGAACCTGCTGTTCAAAGATATACTCAATAAACTGACGTGACTGTTCAGGCTGCAAAATACCGCCATCAGACACTAGATCACCAACTGGGTTAGTATTGTCAAGAATTCCAGCTGCTGGAGTACTTACTCCACCAATACCACCAGATGCGATAGTACCAGCTGCAGCCGCTTTTTCTAAAATTTCATTATTTTCTGTCATTTTTTATTTCACCTCCAGTTTCTCTTAATGATATAGGTCAGCGGAATTTAGGAAACGTCCACCCCACATAGACCCTTTTCTTATTGTATTTCCCTGAACGATCCCGCCAAGATCGCCAGACTTACGGACAGCGGTATCGTCTTCTAGACCATCCACACGCTTTCCAAACTCTTCAAGACTGCCTCTTACTCCAGCAACTTCTTCTGCTACTGTGGCGTGACCCTTTTTAAGGTCTGCAATCTCTTCATTTAGTGACTTAATTGTTGAAACAAGTTCACTCACTGCCTCTGTTACTGAAACCTTAATTTCGTCAACAGCTTTTACAAGCTCAGAATCGGTTGTATCTTCTGCAATAACAGACTTCTCAACTTCAACTTCATCAGAAGCAACTTCTTCTGCAACTTCTTCTGCAGGTGCTTCTTCTGGATCAGCAGACTTAGCTACTGTTTCCTCAACAGCGTCAACTGCGTCAACTGACTTTTCTACGGTTTCTTCGGCAGGAGCTTCATTAACAGCTTCTTCAGCTGCAACTTCTTCAACGGTCTCTTCTACTACTGTATTATCTTCTGACACGTTGTTCTCCTCCTCTATATTGTTTTTAACAATTGACGCATTATTGTCAATCGCTGATTCAAGCGTTTCGCCTGAAGTTTGTGGGGTTTCGGAAACATCTTCAGATTTAGCAAGGTCTGTAGAACCAATAAACTTGTTTAAAATTGATTTAACTGTCATAGCTTTCTCTACATCCTTTGTCTCAACAAAACCAATATTTTTCATACTGACTTCACATGATGGGCAACTTGAATCGTCAACTTCTGAAAGTCTGACGATACCGTCATTCTCACACCAGTAGACATTTTCAAGATCTGCTTTTGCAATTATACCATCAATTTGTTCGTCCTTATTAACTTTCTGAATTGACACAACATTTGCAAATTGATTTGCTGGATTATCTACTAAAGATAGTTCATGAAGTTCATAGTCTTTAACAATTCTAATTGTCTTATCAATATTCTCATCCCAGCTATTTTCTGAATCTTTGATTACTCCGCCAATTGAAAAACCTGAAAGAGTGCCATCAAGAACCTTTTCCCAGGTATCCTGAGCACCTTTAGAAATATATGCGTCTACATAAACACCGTTGTAAAGTTTGTCTGTAGACTTGTCAAAAAACTTTTCTTGTCTAAAATTAACAACTTTGCCAACTGCAATAGACTGATGCATTTCTCTCAAGTTGCCACGGAATGTTTCAAAAGCCTTTATACTTACATCAGTAGGAACAATGTCTGCTTGCTTGTCAATGTTATCAAGCGTAGCAAATCCAGAAACGATTCTACGCTCTACATCTACTTTAGCGATTGGCATTGATAACTTGATATCATCGTTATCTGATGTCCAATAAGCCTTGCTTAAATTAGTCATGTTATTCCTATTATATATGTATTTTTTTATATTTTATAATATTGTTATATTATACTACAGATCTTCCTTCGCCACCAGGATTTCTTCCTGTTGTCGTTGCAGTTGAATCTGAAGCTTGGTCCGTTCTTTGTTGATCTCTTTGTCTTGTTCCAGACATTTGAGCATTTTGCTCTGCACGTTGTTGAGGGGTCATAACTACTGGAGCGTCTCCTTGTGGAACTACTGGGAGTCCAAGTCTAGGTCTAATATCATTTGGAACAACAACTTGTGCTCTTAGATATCTTTCATCAATTTGACTCTGAGTATTTTCATCAGTCAAAGTTAATTCATTAAACTTTAGCAAAAGAATGTCTGTCTTTTCTTTAATAAGCTTATTGATTGTTTTTTCTAAATTCTTTTGAGCTGGTCTTGCTACCTGTTCTTTAAATGTTCTATCAGATACGAGTGCTGATGCAATCGAACTACCAGGATCTGAACCAACTTTAGAAATTGGAACCTGGTGTGCCATAAGAATATCATGAACATTTGAAGTTCTGTATTTATCAAATGATCCTTCTTGAATTCCATTTTCAACTGGTTCCATTTTAAATTCAACTTTGTTGTCTGGACCGTCTCCAGGAAGTGGGATGTAAAGAGTTCTATGATTCTGTCCACGAAGACCAGACTGTAGGAATCTAAACAACTTATCTTCTGCTTCTGAACTTAGCTTTGCACCCTTTAGTGTAACAATGTATCTTGGCACTGCTTTATTCTCAAAATAATCAATATTATATCTTGCAGCAAGTTGGTCTCCAACTACTGAGGTTGCAGCAGACACAACATCTGGAACTCCATAGTATGTATTCTTAGGACTATACTTTTTAATATGAATAAGTTCATTTGGTCTTTGATCTGTAGTTACTGGATTTACTGTTTTTTTGTCTTGAAAGTTTTTAAAGAAGACTACTCTTTGATTTACAATCTGAACATATCCATCACGCATACGTCTTACACGAACTGTTGTTGCAGGGATATGACCGATATACCCAATCTCCCCAGTATTCTTTCTTCCAATTTCAATGTATCCATTACCAGTTGCTTCATAATCTGTCATTGCTTTTTCAAGGACATGGGTAAAGGTATCTTCATCATTTAGTTCTTCAAGCCAATTACCTAATTCAGACTTAGCTCTTTCAACTTTTCTCTGAGCCCTAACTCTTTGATTTGTGTCTTCAATCTCTTCTATTCTTGCTTTAACAATGTCAGACATTATAAACCCATATCCAAGACCAACTGTGTTTGCAACTTTTGCATTAATTGCAGCATGGTTTGCAAATGAATTATCAAAAAAGAATGCTAGTTCGTCAAGATTATAAGGTGGCAACACGACATCAAAAAGACCATAGGCTGTGGTTACGTCTTGCTCTGGAAATAATTGCTTAGACTTTACACCATCTTGACCAGTGTAAGCCTTGTTCATTCTTGTAATTCTGCGTTTAAAGTTTGCATCAATTCCATCAAAACTTTTTACAAGATCTGATTCTGTCATAAAGTCATCTGTTTTATTTGCAGATGGCTTATTCTTGTCTAGATTATCAATTCTAGCAATTACTTCATTAGTCATTTCCATGCTCTTTTAGCCCCCTTGCAGCATCAGCAAAAGCACCAGTATCGAATTCACTTGGAATATAGCCCTGCTTCATTCTGTCAATTTGAACAGAATGCTCTTCTTCTGTAATTCTTGTAACTCCTGGCATAAATACTGCCTTGCCTGGACCAGCTCCGTAATGTGCTGCAGCTTGTGTAATTCTATTAATAGCAGTTAAATCATATTTTCTGGCTGGAATGTTCATAAAACTTCCATCTCCATCTCCAAATACTCTGCCTGTTTCTGTTTTCCAAACATATAGACCATATTCAGCATCGTTTTCAACGTAGCTTACTTTTGGCTTGTTTGGCAGTTTTTGTAATCCTTCTAGATAATCCATGACATTATTGTACCACGACTATACAGGTTTTGTCACAAAAGTGTCCCAGGTTACGTCATTAAACAGTCTTATACTGTCAAAATTGACATTGAGCATACTATTATCATCAGATACTACAGAAGAAAGACCAGTATATGAATTAAAAATTCCTTCTCCATTGATAGTAATTTTTACTGCAGTATTCCTTTGGAAATTAAGAACGTTAGTCCATGTAGCAAATCCAACACCACCCTGCTCAGTATCATCCTGCCAATAGTCCCAATCAAATTCTGGCTGAGCTGCTCCATAAACGTCTAGGTCTCTAAGTACATTGATCCACTCATTTGAAGATTCTGATATGCTAGAAACTTCGGTAGATTTTTTAAAGATAGAAACATTATTAACAACTATTCCTGAATAAATTTCTAGCTGTGCAATTCTTGAATTTAATTCAAAGGAGCTGGATTCAAAAGAAACGGTAAGAACGTTCCATTCAAGAGGTCTAATTAAAATATTGTCGCTGAACCTTCCATTTAAAAATGCTTTAAATCCAGTTTCTTCATTCTGTGTAAATGTGTCAAAAAACTTTAGAGAGGCTCTTTTTTGATCTTCTTCTGGAACTAAAACAATGTCTACAGATCTGTCTGATGAAATAATTCTTCCTAACAACTGTCTTGAAGAAAAAAGTCTTTCTTTGTCAAACATCATAAATAGTTGAATTCCAGCTGCTGTGAAGCTAGGTCTTAGCTCTGGATTAATTGGAAAAGATATTCCTCTTTCAAGACCACTTTCCTCTAAGTATGGTGCAACATGTATTCCAGAATTTTTTGTTAGATATAAGTAAGGGCTAGACTCAATATCTATAATTACTGGATTTTTTTGATCATAAACATATTGGTCTTGCGTCTTAACAATTGGATAAACCTTTCTTCCACCAGTAGTATTTATTGCAAAAAACTCTGATTCATCAAATGATAAAGATGCAAAAGACATTCTTTTAACTTTTAAGTTGTTTGTCTTTGTTCCATCTGACTTTAACTCAATATGTACCCCTATATAGTAATCTGAAAAATTTCCTATAAAGTCTGGAGGGAATACGATTGTTCCATCTGATACAAGAAACTTTGTTGTTTCTAAATCGTTTTCTTCATCAAAATCTAAAATCTTACTTTCTTGAGATATCAACCTGGTTAAAACATAGTCTGTATATGGAACCATACCAACATTTGTTTTTTCTTGTAAAGTTATGTATGACTTGACTGGACTAGAGTTTTGAAAATCTGTTGAAACTTCATCTCCTATAATAAATGGGCTAGTTGGAGCATCAATATTGAATTGAATCAAATCTAAATCATATACTCTATTTCCTTTTGAATCAGTTATATATTTTCCAAAATAAGAAAGTGGGATAGAGCTTTCCCAATATCCTGAAGATGCTATGTCTAAATATACTGTAGAGTTGGAAGTTTTTGGAACTAGAGTGTATGATCCAACATAGGAAAACTTGTCTCCAGTAAAGGTTTTTTCTGCAATTCCAAATTCATTAAACAAAGAATCTTTTTGTGTGTAGAATTTGTTGTTAATTGTTAAAGAAAACATTTTTCCATAGAACTTACTTTGACCATATCCAGCCACATTAAAAGATATGGTTTCAGGATTTGAAAAAAAGTTTTTTATTTGTGAAGCGTAAGTTGTTGAAATCTTATCTATATCAAATCCAGCTGCAAAGAATTCTCCACCAGACACTGGGGTCTTAGTTAAAACTGACCCATTGTAGATATATTGCAAACTACCAGAACTTAATGCTACTTTAAAATAATCGTTATTTCTAGAATTTTCAAAATATAGAACAGTTTGCTCTTGATTAATTCCTTCTGGTGCTTTAAAAATTCCGTAGATGGAAGAAGTTGGATGATTTAATTGATTTAATTTAGAGAAATGCAGAGTTCCATAGTAGTTTGAATAGCTTGCACTTGGAGACATTGATAGAAAAGGATAGGTCTCATCTTGAATTAAAAAATTGTCTGATTCAAATGAGGATAAAAAGTTTTCACTTTGTAGCTGTGTTACCGTTGCTGATGCAGAAACATAGTTAAATAAAACTTCTGGCAAGTTATAGTCTATTAAAGCTAGTCCTGACGAGTCTACCTTTAAGTTATTAAAGTACCCACTGTCCCACTGAGTTCTATCTGGATAACTAATTGTTGAGCCGTATCCAGAAAAAGCAAAATCAATTTGATGAAGATCTCCATTAATATTTTCCAGGAGGCTGTCTTGCTCCTCTACTCCTTGACCATAAACATATCTTCTTTTTGCAATTTGTTCTGATACTATATATGGAAATATTGAAAAACAATCTATTTCAAAAATAGAAATTTTATCGTCCCCAAAAAATGCTAAGAAATCTTCAGACTCTGATGTCAGACTTTCTATAAGCTCTAAGTCAACTGGTATAGATATAATTTTTTCTCCATTTATCATTAAGGATATTTCATTTGGACTTTGATTAAAATGAACAAGCATTGGTCTATACCAACTTCCAATAAAGTATGACTTAACGTGCTTTCCAACTATTATTGTAATAAAACTTGACTCTACATAAATTCCATCATCTGAAGTAAGTGGTCCAAATATTCTAACTGGAGAAACACTTTCATTGTTTATTCTTAACCAGAATTCTGCAGTTAGGTTTGTGTACTTTCCAGAATTGTTTAAAAATCCTTTTCCTGGAAAAATAATTGATGGAAGCAAAATATCTTCATTTAGATAAGAAGAAGTTCCTGCATCAACAGAACTTGTAAAGGTAGCACTAGAGGATCCTCCATCTATTAAATCTATAAATACAGATTCAAAAGAAGATCCGCCACTTGCAAAGTCTTCAAATACTTCTAGTGAATTTTTTGAAAATATTGAAACATTGTTTCTTGATCCATACACCATAGGAACATTTGCTTTTTCTGCAAGAAGTCTTTTTCTTTCTTGAATAATATAAGCATCGTCTAAATCATTAAATCCATAAGCGTCTAACCTTAATCCTTTTAAAAATCCAGCATAGGGAAGTAAGGATGTTAGGCTCTCTGGCAACTCTTCTGAAAAAACTCCAGTATTTTTATGATTATACGGTTCTGACCATTGTCCTACAGACAGCCCATTTATATACACAGGAGAATTTACTTCTCCCGTTTCTAAATTGTCACTATAGTTTATTTTTATGAATGGTGTCAAATTTTCTGTTGAAGTAATTTGTTTTGTATAAGAAATTTTTTGCCAGGATCCTTCTGATTCAACTGTATGATTTAAATAGTATCTTTGCCCTCCTACAATAAACCCTATATCGTAGGTTGCAACATTTTTTCCAACTGGAGCAAAGACATTTAAGCTAAAACAAATACTTCCTTTAGCCTCATCAATAGAATCTTGATAAACTATAGGATCCCCAATTATGTCAATGTACTGAGAACTAGAAGATGTTGGAATAAAAAATTTACTAGTATAGTCTCCTATAATTGGTGCATTTTCTGGAAAAGTTGTTGATGAAGAGTATTGTCCCCCAGAAATTGACCATGTAGAATCAGTAATCTTTTTATCACTTTCAGGAACTAATGAAAGAAAAAAGTAATCTTCATCTAAGGACCATAAAGCAATTGGGTGCTCTGCAAACACTCTTGAAGCATAAAGATTTGCATTTTTGTAAGACATTGAGTACCTCTAATCTATTTTATCACAAAGAGGGTTTTAATTGCTTGAAATATCTACAATCTCACATGCTCCAGCAACACAGGATAGCTCTTGACTTCCAGTTGTTCCATCTGTTGTTTCATACAACGAAAGCATTTCCCACCTAATTGAGTCAGGCATCTTTTTTACCCACGACTCATAATCTTCTTTTGAAATTTCCTGATATGGGGCTTGCTTGTAAGAATGCTCAACTGATGGAAGAAATGAAACTCCACCAATTGAATCAAAGTTATCAAACACCCAAGCACCAACACGCATCCATTCATCTTCTTCAACATTTACAGTAACGCTAGGATTATGTTCTGTCCAGTGTGTACGATAAGTCTTCCACATTTCAAGATGATCAATTGCAGTTAAGTCTTTTGTTAGAACTGCATTTTTTGGAGCCTTGATTGGGAAGTAGAATACTGTTGTAACTTCTGGCTTCATAACGTCTGGCTCAAATGGAATTCCAGAATCTTTCAAGAACTGTGTTAAAGGATCTTTGTTATCTGCTCTAACACTTCTTACATAGTATTCTGAATACCATGGGTGGATGCCAGAGGATACTCCTGTAAGCTGTGAGACAGTTCCTGAAGGCTTTACACAAGTAATTGATACTGATGGATTAATATTTAAAGACTTAGCCTCTTTTTCATTTACTGAAACAGATAGATCTCTCATCTCATCAAGAAGTGCCTCAAGAGCTTTTCCATTTGTAGCAGTAATCTTATTTCCATAAATGCCTGTCAAAGACACCCCAAGAAGTCTTTCTTCTTCACAGTTGTCTCTCCAAGTTTTTCTAATGTACTTAAAGTTAGTCAAAGTAGATTGCCATGTTCCTAAAATAGTAGCAAGTCTAATTTTTTCAAGCAGGGTTTCTTTTGTATCAGTTGCATCAATTACAACCTCGGTTAAATTACAAAATTCATTTGGACGAAGAAGAATTTCTCCACAAGGATTTGTTCCACCAACAAGGCTTGAATCTCTACGACCAAACTTATCAATATGCTTACGAACAGAGTCCATGTTATAGATTCCACGTTCTCCTGACTTTGATTCGTAAAGGTTACGCCATTCACGAAGGAACTGTGCAGTATTTGGCTTTGAATTATAAACAGCAGAGTTATTTGCCAGGGCTCTTTGAGAATTTCCTTCCCACCATTGTCCACTCTTTGCCTTTGCCATTTCAAAATCATCTAAGTTAGAAAGAGAAATTAAAGCACTTCTACGAACTCCACCAACAACAACAACTTCTCCAACTTTACACATAATGTCATGTGCTTCAATTGACTTAAGTCTTCTTCCTGAAGCCATCTTAAAGGTTTCAATTGTAAAGTTAAACAAGTCAACTAAAGGCTCAGGACCAGAAGCACGACCACCAAAAGTTTTTAGTCTTGCACCAGATGGTCTTACCTTTGAGGTATCCCAGTTTGGAATTTGACCTTGATAAAGAAGGGCAATTAATTCTTTATAAGCTTTTGCCCAACCAAGCTTTGAATCATCAATAACAATAGTTGTATCTGTTTGAAAAAATGATTCTGAAATAACTGGAAGTTGATTAATGTACTTTTGCTCAACGCTAAAGCCAACACCAGTTCCATTCATTAAAATGTACATAGCCTCGTCAAAGGCTCTAGGGCTATCTACAGCAATGAAAGAACAATTGTATGCTGCGATATGATCTCTTTCTAAAGCAGGTCCAGCGGTCATCAGTGCCCTCATAGATGGCATTATGTGATGGTTTAGGATTGCTTCTCTAACTTCATTAAAAACTTTTGCATTTGGACTATATCCATGATTAAGAACAAGATGATCTCTCATAAAGTTACAATATCTGTCAACCGTCTCCTGCCAGGTCTCTCTACGGTTTTCGCTTTCAATCCAGCGAGCGTACCTTGAGATATGAATAAAGTTGCGGTATGGATCTGTTATAGATCCGTTGGAGTCAATAAATGACATTTTGTAACACGTCCTTCTGATAAAATGTAATAGATACATTCTACACGACTATTCAAGGAGAAGCAAATGAATCTAACAATTCAAGAAGTAAATCATTATAACGATCTTGTAAAAAATAATAAAGCATTGAAAATAGAATGTCAGTTTGATCCTGACGATACTATTATTTCTAGAGTTGACAGTAGTGATAAAGTTTTCTTTTACTGCCTTGGATGCAGATCATCTTTTTATCCAGGAATCAATTTGATAGAAAGAATTAAAGGATATATTTCTCTATCTACTTCTTAAATAAAAGTTTTGAATTATTTGTTGGCTGTTGAACATACTTTCTATTAACAAAACTTTTATCCCCTGGTTTTTTAATTTTATCTTTTACTGAAAATGTATCAAAGACAGTTCCAGGATTAAGATAGGAAACTAGACCTTGACCAATTACTATTGCATAAACTTCTTCATCAATTTCTATAGAATCATTTGTCAAGTTAATGCAAAGCGTAGGGCATTTAAAATCTATGTCGTACTGCTCTCTTGGAATAGATCTTTTAGAAAGTTTATTATGCATAATTTCAGCTTTAGAACATTGATAATAAATTTTATTTGCAAGCTCTTCCATGCTTTGATCATTATTATAAAGATATGCAAAAAATCTTTGTTCTGCTGGATATTCTGGTGTAAAAAGACTAATGCATATGTCAGCATTTTGTTCATGAACTGCTAGGTTATGAGGAGTCTCTTGTCTAATATATCTTTTTAAAAAAGTTTTAACTGGTTCCGAATATTCATCACTTTTTATATATATCTTAGCCATAAGACTATTATATATCATAAATTTGATTTAAGACTTCTGCCCAATCATGTCCACGCTGATCCATAGAGAAGTTATCTCTAACTAATTCAAAATTCTTTTCTCTTTCAAGTTTTCTAACATTTGGATCTAACAATTCTTCCATGTGCCCTAGCCATTCATCTGCAGTAGTTGCAACTCTTCCAACTCCACCATCAGCAAGTAATTGATATTCTGGCAACGCTTGTGCAATAAAAGGAACACCAGACGCTGCGTACTCAAGACCCTTTAAATAAGATTTTGCATGATTAAATGGAACATCTCTTAAAGGAACAATTCCAATATCAATTTTTCTGTATAGTTCTGGAACCTCAAGCATTGTTCTCATTGGTTCAATAGTAGAAAGGTTTTTATCAATACCAAGTTGGTCAGATGCTCTTGGGGCATTAATTACGTTTCCAGCGTGATGAAATTTTAAATGTTTTTGTTTAATAAATTCACCAAAGAATGGTTGAAGTGTTTCAAGATCTCCACTTCTCCATGGTGTAGCACCAACCCAACCAAAATGTGGGAGATACCTTCTATGATCATTTCTCATTTTCCATCTATGGATATCAATTCCATTTCTAACCACAAACACTGGCTTTCCTGGATATGTTTTTTCATAATAGTCTTTTAGGAATGGTGTAGAAACAATTAAAGCATCTGCCTGTGCAATAATTTTTATATAATGATCACGATTATTATTTGGATTAGATTCTGCAGATGTAGTTTTATATGCAAGGTTAGTTTCTTCTAAACCCTCCATAAAATCATCAATATCAACAACTATCTTTTGACCAAATTCTCTTGCCTGTCTTACTTGATCAACACATCTTTCTAACATAATAAGTTTTAAAACAACAATATCCCAACCATGGATAGCTTTCTCATCAGGTATTAAAATTCCAAATCCGTGTTCTGGATTAAATCCTGGAATTCCCAAACCTGCTTCCCACCCATGATTGGATAACTCTTTCATTGGAAGATAGCATCTATACCATCCACAACCGTTAGGCTGTAGTGGCTTGACCCCAAAGGTCCAATCATAAGTTAAAAATGATACTGTTGGTTTAGCCATACTAAGTTATTTATTTCTTTGTAACTTTTTTAATTGCTTTTACAGCTTCTGTTGCAACCTCTTCAGAAGTTGAACTTCCTGAAATTTTTCCAAATGCGATGTCATTCTTATTAAAGAAACGAATTGCAACTGGAGCAAATGCTGCTACAAAAGCATAGACATATGTGTATGCATCTGTATTACCTGCCATATATAGTGCAAGTGCTGCACCTAGAAATGAGCGACCATAGGATTGCAACATTTCTTTTTGTGACTTTGTTAGTTTTAGTACCATTTTATTTCTCCTGTCTATAGTACTTAAATAGATTATACATTAAATATGTAAAATTATCAAGTTGCTGGAGGGTAGTCTCCAGGAACCCAAATACCATCTTCGTATGAAAAGGCAGATGCTTTTTTCCAGGCACTTGCAGAAGAACTATAATATTCTGGTAAAACATAATCAACAAATCCTAAATTATCAAAGTATCTTACATATCCCCCAATAGTTTCAGCTTGAGCATTGTTAAAAGGACTAGCACCAGGAGCAGATATTGCAGAAACTCTATAATAATATAAAGTTGCTGGAATACGTTCAGTATGTGTGTAAGTTAAAGGAGAAAGAGCATTATATATTTGAGTCCAGTTTGTGTTATCTGTAGAAAATTCTAGTTTATAAGAAGTTATTGGAGATGTTGGTACACCAGCAGGGGCTGTCCATGTTAAAACTACTTGTGTTACATCTGGTACTGCAACTAAAGTTGCTGGGGAACCTGTAGGAACTGGAGTAGTAACTGTTGATGAAGTTGCAGCACCAGACCATCCTACACCATTATGAGCATAAGCTTGATAATAAGCTGTAAAACCATTTCCAACATTATCTGTTAAAGATGTTCCTGTATATTGACCCAAGTAGGATCCATTTCTATAAACGTGATAATAATCAATTGCATTTCCTCCGTTAGAAGATGCTGCCCAAGATACAGAAATAGACCCTACGTTTGCAGTTGCAGTACAAGAAGACATCGTTGGAACGCTTGGAGTTGTAGCTGTTGAAGAAACTGCTGCATTAGATACACCAACTGCATTGTAGGCGTAAACAACGTAGTATGCTCCAACACCATTTCCAACATTATCTGTTAAAGATGTTCCTGTACTATTATAAATAAGTTGATTAGGATCATTATTTCTATAAACTGCGTAAGAGGTAATTCCCGTTCCTCCGTCAGAAGATGCTGCCCATGAAACAGATATGGACCCAATATTTGCAGTTGCAGTACAAGAAGACATTGTTGGAGCATAGACATCTGTATAATTTATTTTTCCACAAAGCCTACGATAGACGGTTCCAGTTCCACTAGAGGTTAGATTTCCAACAAAACTATTTCCTGTACGGCTAGTATTATTTCCATTTATACAATCCCAGTTTACTGCTGCTGAGTCTGACTTAGAAAATCCAAAGTAATAAGTTCCTGCTGCTAAATAAATGTTAGGAGAAAACGTTCTTGAGGCAAATGGTGGGGTATTGTCTGATCCAGCCATATCTACTGCACCAGATTCCCAGATTTTAGTACCTGCTGAATTCCAAATAAGTCCATAAATATTTGATCCAGGAACTGCTGAATTTGAAGCAGCTTGAATTGTAAAGCTTGATACTACCCAGTTTCCTGTAGCAACGGAAGAGCCAACTACGTTTGGATCTACATTTGTTCCACGGTAATTATAATATCCACCACTGTTATCACCAATATTATATGTTGGCATTTTAACTACCTATCTTAATCCAGACATCTCCATTGTCAGCAGATAAAGGCTGTGTTGCCTGTATAAATAATCTTTTTCCACCAAAACTTGTATCGTCTGGCAAATTTACAGACCCTGTAAAAGTTGGAGATGCCAATGGAGACTTTGTATTAAGTTGTGTTTGAATATTTGCACTAGCACTAGACAAATAGTTTAGTTGTGTTGAAGAGATGCTGGCTGAAACTCCAAACAAGACATTTAAATCAGCAGTGCTAGAATTTACTCCATCAAGCTTGTTTAATTCTATAACAGAAAGTGTTGCACCATCTAGGATATTTAATTCTGTAGCTGTAGCAGTAAGAGCAACGTTCTCATTAATCTTTGGCAATGTTAGAGTTTTATTTGTTAGAGTTTGTGTAGTTCCAGTTCCAACTACGCTATTATCTGCCCCAATACCATGTGTATCAGTATCGGTATCGTCATGATTAAAAATATCAGTACTTAAAGAATCTGTAAGTGATTCAATTGTTAAAAAATGTTGATAAATACTTTTATTCTCATAAGTTTCATTTGCAAGGGAATTTCCAAAATAAAATATTTTTAATGCGTCTTGAATGTTTGCATTTTCTCCAAGTGTTGGAATTTTTGTATCAAAATCAATTGTCCAGGGAGAACCTTTTTTACTTAAACTAATATCTTCTGCCATTTTAAACTCCTAATGAATATCCTAGATTTATTAATGCTGCAGATCCACTTAACATTGAAATAGATCCAGCGTTAAGCTGTGCAGCAGTTATTTCTGTTATCAAACTTTTTACCGAAGAGACAGTTTTAATTTCTTTATTTGATATTGAAAGCATTACAGGATTGTCTAATTCTACTGTAGCCTGGATTATAATATCTTCTACATTTAAATCTATTGGGGCATTAAAATAAAAATCTTCTAAAGGAAAAGTTACAGATGCAACTCCAGAATTAAAAGATGGTCTATCAGATAGGTTATAAGTTACTGGCTGAAATTTTAAAACTGATTGCCACGAAGTACCACCAGTAACTGTAACTAATCTATAAATAACACCATAGTTTGCACCAAGATCTCTTCTTAAATAAAGATCTCCAACTTTTGGAATATCTGAAGTGCTATAGAATAGAGAATTAGTATTAGGATCTCCAAAGCCAGTGTAAAAACTAGCACCACGTTCACCCTTTGGACCAATGTCAACAGAAACTGAAACAGAAGAAGGTGGTCCTAAAACCACTAAATCTTCATTTGACACGACTGTTGTTAAAGCCATTTTTTATCCTGCTATATCCTGAGTAACAGATATTGTTCCAGTTAATAAAGTATAAACTTTTCCAGTACCTGCGTTTTGTATTTGAACGTCATAAACATAAGATGAGCTTTGCAAAGTTGCTCCACCTGCAGGTAATATTTCACAAACAACGTGGTCATCATCTTCAATTGTTGCCAACATCTGTGTACTTGCAGTTGATGATAAAACTATAGCTTCTTCAGAACCTCTGGCGGTAGCAATTGTAAATTTTGCAGAGTAATTTCCTAAATTATCAAAAACTTGACCATTAGAGGTTTTAGGATAAACAAAGAACTCAAAAGAGTCTCCATTGTAATAGTTAAAATTATATGTACCTGGAAATGCCATAGTTAATCACCTTTCAATATTATACCATGTTTAGTATATTTTGTATAGAATGTAGAGTTTTTACCATTTAGTTACAAACTGATCTTCATGTTCTACAAGATTATTTATAGGATGAAAGTCATAGGCTGCCTTATCTTCTATTTTTATTTGAGCTATCCAAAACTCAGCATCTTGCCTATACTCATTTTTACAAGGATTTAAAGTTTTTATTCCATTAGATGTAGCCCACCAAAAATTGCCTAAGTAAAACCCATCATATTTTTTTGTGTATTCATATCTAGTTTCTCCTGGAAGGTCTAATTCATTTCCATAGGCATCTTTTAATAAATACATTTGACAATAATGAACTCCAGCTAGGGTATAACCTTCATCTAATTTTTCTACACAATCTTTCCAGTTTACGATGTTAAAATAGGTCATTGATCTTCTGTGCTTTACCCCATAAAGATTATGATTGTTTGAGGCTTTTGTATGAGCATAAAAAATATAACCGTCATTTTTTAAAGCAAATTCATAAAGAGGCTTTAAGGTAACTTGCTCCCAACCTTCGTCAGCTTCTGCAACAATGTTAAAATTATCAAGCTGACTGCTTAAGTATTCTTTTACAGCTTTTCTATTTTCATGCAATCCAATAATTCCAAAATTTAAGCTATCTAGTATATCTAAAAGCCCATATCTTTTTAAAGCATGGATATGTTCAGAAAGTGGTTGAAGCCACTGTCCCGAAGATCCTATGTGATAAAAATGATGTATTTTTTTTCCACTATACATTAAAAATCTCCGTCATTAACTTGCAAGCAGGTTAGCCCCAAACTTCTCCACATGTCAACCACTGATTTACGATCATCTAATACGCACAATACGTCAAACACGTTTTTAATATTATTGTCATAAATCTCTTTTTTTATTTCTACATCTTTTCTATAGTCTCCAGTTTTACGCATATACAAATTAGAAAAGGGTGGGCAATTTTCAACTAGCCATTTATAAGTTTCCTCATAACAAGAATCTTCACGACCAGTTATATAAATTATAGTTTTGCTAGACTTCCACAAACATTCAACAACATTTATAACATCTTTATTTGGCAAGTCTGACCCAACTTTATCGTACTCATAAGGACTTCTATTTACCATATTAGCGACAGTACCATCAATATCTACTAAAACTACTTCGTTCATTTAAATTCCTTTTATTTAGAGCATTTACATTGTTTGCACTTGCAGTTTGGATTCTTTTTACTATCCTCTTTTGGCTTGCTAATAAACTTTGAGATTGTTTCTAAGCACAAGTTACATGCACTTACAACTGAAAATCTTTTGCTAATCATACTTCCTCCTAATCAAAAAAACTTTCTATTTCTTTTCCAGAATACCAGTATTTATTATTTTTACTATTATATGAAAAATTGTTAACCTTATTATCATTGTGCAAAATAAAAAATTCTCCAAGATCTTCTACTGTGCCAAGTTCCAGGCTAGACAGGATATCCTCATCAAGCTTTTCTCCAGACCTAGTTCCAGTTATATCTATTTGAGACTCAGATACAAAAGACTTAGCAATATCATAAACGTTTGCACTCTTCATTTTAGGAACAAAAAGTTCTCCGCCAACCATTTCCTTAATAAATTTAACAGACCACATAGCAGCTTCAGAACTTCTAATAAAAAATCTTGTCATATCTTTATGAGTTACAGTAATTCTTTGATCACTATCTTTTATAATTTTCCATTTTTGAAAAATTGATCCATTGCTTCCAATTAAGTTGCCGAACCTTACTACAGAAAATTTTGTATCAGAAAGTCCATTAGAAAGTATTACATTCCTTTCAGACAAAAGTTTACTGACTCCATAGATACTTGTTGGAATACAAGACTTGTCTGTTGATACGAGTAGTACCTTCTTTACTCCATTTTGAATTGCTGCATTTACAACATTACTTGTTCCTAAAACATTTATTTTAATAGTTTCATCTGGAGATTTTTCTGCCAAATCTATGTGCTTTAAAGCTGCAGCATGAAAAACATAGTCTACACCTTTCATTATGGTAAATAGAGAGTCATAGTTTTTTATGTCTCCAACTACATACTTAACTCTGTCATCATTAATAGACATAGAAGATTCAAACTGCTTAGTTTCATTTCTAGAAAACATAATAATCTCTTTAGTGTCACAAAGGTTCAAAAGGCTCTTGCAAATTTCTTTTCCTAGCGAACCTGGACCACCTGTTATAAGATATCTTGGCATCATTCTTCTTCTTTCTTAAACCCTTTAAGGCTTACCTTTTTAGTGTGATTAAGTATATCAAACTCTTTGTCTTCAAGCCTACCCTTTAAATATGCTCCAGAATCTTTTACTGGCTTTCCAGACTGTTGCAATTCTCTAAGATCTGAATACTTTAAATAGTCTTCGTAGAACTCTTTATCTTTATATAGAAAAGATTCTCTTGTTTCAAAACTTTCTATGTACCCTCTTTCAATTGGAAAAAAGGTAAATAGAGGCTGATCTTTTTCAATTGTTAACTTACCAGGTTTAACAAATTTATAGTTAAAGGTAAAGGTAAAAGGAAGCCAGTCTGTTTCAACTATTCCATCAAAAGGCTGTAAACCTATTGCTATCTGATTTGGAATACCTCTAACATACAATGAAACATTCTTTGATGTTCTTACTATAAAGTCTGGGACTATTGAAAGTATTCCGTGTCCAAATTCTGAAGCTGCAAATCTAAAAGGACTATCTCTTTCAAGTTCAACTCTTAAAGAATGCTTAGCGTCTCCACCATCCCAAGTTGCGGAAAACCTTCCTGGAGAAAGAACTGTCCATCCGTAAGAATTTGCAACATTCATTGGAACGCACTGATAAGCATTTCCATCTGTTTTATCCATCCATTTTCTTTTAACCTTATTTGGGATTATTTCAAAAACAGAGGAGTCTGAAATTCTACTTATCTCTATATATTTTTTATTAAACATCTTTTTCCATAGCCTTTACTAAATCTATTCTTTTTCTAGCCACGTCTGTTTGTTCTTCAGAAACGTCAACGCTTATTCCATTTCTATTCATACTATATGCTACAGCAGCAACAGTTCCACTTCCACCAAACGGGTCTAGAACTACAGCCTTTTCCTTGGTGTACATTTCTATAAACCTTTCTGGAATATCTTTTACAACAGTATAATTAATAATTTTAGGATAAGTAAGCTTTAATGTTTTATCAACTAAATCTTCTCTATTTGTATTGTTTAAATACCAGACAGGATCTCTAAATTTTTTTACTTTAAACGGATTAGAATAAAAGTTATTAACATCTTTTACAAGATGAAACCATAAAAACCAATCTTTATAAATTACCTCATCTATATTAGACTTACTTTCATCATCTAAAACTTTATGAACAATTGTGTTAGGATTCTTTAAATTTGTTTTATCCAAAACCTCAACGATATATCTATGCATTAAAGCATCTTCTGGAGAAATTTCAATCCAAATACTTCCAGTTGGCTTTAAAACTCTTTCCATTTCTTTTGTACTTTTTAAAAGAAGCTTTAACATTTTTTTAGAATTAAAGTTTATTTGTTTCTTTGGATCTCCACCATATCCAGTAGAATCTCTATTAATGAATGGGGGTGCTGCAATAATTAAATCTATTGAGTTACTTTCAATAAAGGACAGGTTTGTTGCATCTCCAGTTATTAGCTTTACATCAACCATGTCTTAATCCTTTTTATAATCAAACTGGTCTACACTGACCACTACGTTATTCCATTTTCCTAATGGACATTCTGCATCAAAAAGTTTGGTTTTTGCGTCCATAAAACATCCACACTCTTTGCATTGCCTGGTTGCTTTTATTAATCTAGGACACTGTAGGCATATAGACATTCTTTCTTGCTGAACATTATCAACTACTTTTTCAATGTTTTTATTAAATATGTCCCAAGGTCTTACTGGTCTCTTTGTTTTTTTTGAAACATCCTCAGTTGGTTTTGGATATACTAAATCTGGCACTTCTGGCAAATCGTTCATATCATTCCTTAACAATAAAATCTTTTGGGATATAGTTGCTTAAAAGCGGTCCACGTCTACAATCCATTTTAGCATATTTTTCATATTTTGCAACTAGCTCTTTGTTTTCTGGATTTGCTATAAAGTTTAAGTAGTTAGATATTGCTTTGTCTGCAACCTCTTCTTGTTTTCTTGCACTCAGAAGGTCTCCAAAATATGTTCTTTCTCCACCAAATTCATTTATATCTTCAGAGTATAGGTGTGCTATTGGAAAATCTTTTATATTCAAAAATACCAAAGCAAAATCATTTCCAATCAAATTAATGCTTTGAATTAACTCTTCATCATAAAATATTGCATCTTTGAATACACCAGTATTGTTGACAAAGTTTTTATCTCCAAAAGCAAAGGCTCCGTTAAATTTTACACATGGAACAAACTTGTCTAATTTAGAATTTTCTGGAATTGGATTATCATCCCATTTTGGCAAATACCTTAAGAAAAAATCATCAACAATTAAATGAGGGTATCTTGGTAAAGAAAACTCTCCAGGGTGTCTAGATCTTTCTGGCTGGTATGAATAGTATGGAATGTATGAAGTTAAAACAAACTTTTCTATGTTGCTTTGATTTTTAAATTCTTTAAATAGTTTTATTAAATAAGAATCCCAGTTTTTATCAAAATAGGTGTGAGAATCTACCTGAAGCATATAATCTTGATTAGAGTACATTTGCTGTGCTCTAAATCTACCATCTCCAGTGCCATACTCTGAAACTTTTCTTTTTTTAAGTTTTATAAACTCTACAGAAATATTTGGATACTTTTCTTTTAGAGAAAGCACTCTCTTATACTCTTTTTTATTCAAGTCTTTAAAAGAAACTCCAATAAAAACTCTATCTGGATATTCTGCAGATTCTATGGCATTTTTTATAGTGGCACTTGTTTCAGTATCAGCCATTGAAGGGATGGCAATATAAATGCTTTCCATTATGTATAAGTCTTTCTGGTCCACCATCTTCTTTTATACCAGTTAAATGGTGGATTCTCTACTTCATGAGCTTCTGGATGTTCTTTAAATTGTTTATCATCAACTACATTCATAGACCAATCATCTCTTTTAAATGGGATAATTTGAATTATTGGAGTCCCTGCTGGGATAACTCCAGAAAAATCTTTTTTCATAACAAATGGAAAATTAATTATAATTGGATGCTTGTCTGTATCAACAATTCCAGTAAAAGATTTAAAGGGAAGATCTGCTCTATTTAACGGATGAATAAATAAACAGCTATATCCTTTTGGAGTTTCAATTAGCCATTGATTAATCCATTTATGTGGTTGTTCATGGAATTCATCTCCAATATCAACCCCCTGTGTCTGCGATAAGTAGTGATTAGAATTAATTTCAAAAGGAGAGTCATACCAGAAAGATCTTTCTTCTCCATTAAAGTGAACATCTACAGGCAAAGTAATCATATATCCAGAGGTTAGGGCATCTAAGACTGGAACACATTTCTTAACTGTTTCTATCTTATCTGCAGCACCTGGCAATTTTCTATACCATTCTGGAACAAGCCTACTAGCTGGAAAAGGATGGGGTACATCTATTTCTGGAACACAAGATGTAAATGTAATAATCTTATTCCCCATATTGAGAAAATTCTTCTTCTTTATAAGACCATCCAATATTTGGCTTAACCTGTTCAGGATCAAATTCTACAATTAGTGGCTGACTTAAGAGTAAGGCAGCTAATCTATTTTGTGCTCTCATAATTTCCTGAACTTCTCCATCTAAAATAATTGCTAAATAATTTATCTTAGACTCTGGTGGGGCTGGTGGAATAGCATTTGAATCTAAAGAAATTTTACTACGATATTTTCTTCTTCTAGTAAAAAAGTCTCTAACAATTTCCCTAGTAGTTAAAACTCTTATATTTTCACTATGATCGTGACTACCTGACATTAAAAATATTCCTTCCTAGTCCAATATTTTTTCTTATAAGTTCCTTCTTTTTTTCTAACATCGTGTCCATGCTTTTGAATAGCATCTTTTAAAGCAGAGTTATGAATCATTTTCCATCTCTTTCTTTTAATTGGAATAATTTGAGCAAAAGGAGTTCCTTTTTCTATAACTCCTACAAAATCTTCTTTTATAAAGAATGGAATGTTTCCATTTCCAAAAAACTTATCGCTATCCATTATTGCAGAAGATGTTGTAAAAGGCAAGTCTTGTCTATTTAAAGGATGAGTCACCAAAACGCTGTATCCTCTTGGAACCTTAATACCCCATCTACCTGACCAAACCATATGATTGGGTGCATGTCCTGCTGGTCTTGGCATTGTGGATCCAGACTCTTTTGGTCTTTCTTCAACAAAATTTTCCCAACCTTGTGGAGCATTCCACTTCATGTCAAGATCTCCATCTTTAGTTTTTCCAACATATATATCAAATGGCACAACTAATGCATACCCAGATATCATTGCATCTAAAAATGGAACACAAGTTTTTAGCCCAGCACTTGTTTTTTGAGTTCCTTCTTCAATAGCCAAATCTTCTTCTGAAGAAAAATGTGTTTCCGCTTTTTTATACCATTCAGGAATAAATTTTTTAATTAAATCTGGCTTACCAATTTCCATTGATTCTGAGCATATAAAATGTATTAGTTTCAAAATACGCCCCTACTAGAATCCTTCTATATTAGATTCACCTGGATAAGAAAATTTTCCGTCAATATATTTCCAACCAATTTTAGCAAGATCTCCAGGAAGAATTCTTACAAATCTTGGCTGGGATAAAAACTGTGCAGCCTGTTGACCATCAACATTCATTATTTGAAAAACAGTATCATCAATAATTACGGCAATATCATAAGGAAATGCAGTCACATCATGCTTTGGTGCAACTAAATCTGGAACATCTGGTAGATCATTTTGTTCTGTCATAAAAGTTCTCCTAGTTGGTCTCTATAGTTATTTCATCAATGGTTGTTCCTTGAGAATAACTTGAAGGCTTAATCATTATACCATATTTTGCATTAATTGCAACTCCAGTTGGGGTATAAGTTAAATCTGATCCAATTTGTGTAGAAAGATTAGTATCTGAATAAGGTTTAATTGTAGCAGTTCCAGAAGTTTTTGCTGGATTTATAGAAGATATAATTACCTTAAAAGATTGAATAACACTTGCAACTGTCCAGCTGGTTAACTGTGTAATTGTGTTTGCAACAGATTGTATAAATCTAATATATTGAGGATAGCATGTTTGACAATTGCATGTATAAAAAGTAGCTGCATTAAAAGAAGCACATGGATATGAAGCTGAATTACAGTTAAAAGCCCAAGTATTACATGTCCAAGCGTATGCATTACATGTCCAAGCATAAACATTGCATGTAAACATAGAGTTTGAACCATTGCAGTTTCCAGTATTATATCCACCATTACATACTCTAGACCAAGCAGTGCATGGACTAAATGGCGTACTCATCATGTTACAAGGAGTAGTATAGGATCTACAGAATCTATTTCCAACAACATCGCAGAAATAGCTTCCACCATTACATGCATAGTTAGCAACATTACAAGCATAGTTGGCTACAGTACATGGATAATCTCCTGAATTGCACTGATAGTTAGTTGAAGCACAGTTTCCAGGAGTTGTACATGTTTGACAATTACAGCTTATAGTTTCTTGATCAATTCCAACTCCAAACCAGTTTCCACTATCTGTAACCCATAGTGCTGCAGTTGAACCTTGCGTAACACCACTTAAGCTAATGGTGACTTCTTCTTTTGGCATATCAACTGAAGCTAATGGATAATTTGCTGGAGTTTGACCATCTGCTTTATTGGAAGTAATATTAAAAGAACCTCTAATTATATTCCATGTTGATCCATCAGAGGATGTTCCAATACCAGTTTGGTTAGCTCTATTAAAGGTATCTCTAAATATTTTTAGCGTTGATCCTGCAACTGATCCAATATTCCTTAATCTCATAATATTATTATACCGTTAGGTCTCCCATCAATAACCAAGTATTTGCTGCAGTTTTAACAATTGCTGCTGAAGACCATTGTGCTCTAAGTTTTTTACCAGGAGTAGCATTTACTGTTGTTGTTGCTGGAGTTACTGCTGCTACAGTAATTAGACCAGTTCCTGCCTGAACAATGTTTATCTGTGTTCCAATTGGGAAATTAAAAGTCGCATCTGTTGGAATCAAAAGATTTCCAGCTGTTGTAGAATTATTTAGCATTAAAAGTTTTCCATCATCAGTAGATGTGATGGTATATGAATTTGTAACAAATGTAGGTGTTGAAATATCAACATGTGAAATAACATTTCCAGTTGTGGTCAAAGAGGTTCCAGTTGCTGCTCCAATATTTGGAGTAGTAAGAGTTGGTGAATTAGAAAATACTACAGATCCACTTCCAGTTTCATCTGATAATAATGCTGCAAGTTCTGAAGAATTGGTAAATGATGATCCACCACCAGTGATTTCTACCCATTCAAGACCGTCAACTGTTGCATTTACTGCAAGAACATAGCCAGCACTACCTAAAGAAGTAAGACCTGTTCCACCGTATTGATATCCAATTGCTGATCCATTCCAGGTTCCAGAAACAACTGTTCCTAAAGTCCATCCAGAACTTGCAGATAAATATTGTGCTCTTATATTGCCTTCATTATCTGCAATAACTATATTATTACTTGTTGAAAGACCTTCTGATTTACCAATATAAACATTGTATGAACCAGTATTATTAAGACCAGCCTGATACCCAAATGCAAAATTATAGTCTCCAGTATTACTCTGCAAAGAATTAGTTCCTACTGCATAATTCCAGTCTCCAGTATTTCCATAAAGAGCAGGTCCAATACTGTAGTTATCCCATCCACTATTATTTTGTAAAGAATCTTTACCGATTGCATAATTATAGTCTCCAGTATTATTAGTTAATGCAGAACCACCAAATGCAAAGTTCCTTCCTCCAGTATTATTTTCCAAGGAGTTATCGCCAATTGCAAAGTTGTTTGTTCCACTTCCACCACTAAAAGCATTTTGCCCTATACCAAAATTTGCAAATCCAGTAGCATTAAATGTTGCATTATAACCAATTCCAAAGTTATCATTTTGACCAGATCCCTGTGGCTTTATATTTCTTATTTGTATGTCTGCAAATGCAAATGATGCGTGAGTAGTGTCAATATTTACCGCTTCATCTGGTTCTGGGGTATATCCTTGGAAGAATTTAAATACTCCATCAGATGCGTCTCTAAATAAACCTGCGTGAGCATAACCTGCATCATAATATCCACCTGAAAATCCTAAATCTGGATCAGCCTCTTCTTTTGCGTGTGCAGTTCCACCAGAAATATAAGATGCTCCTGGATCTGATTTTATAACAACAAACTGTGTAGGGGTTGCAGAAGCAACTGTTAATAAATCTCCAGAAGATATATTAAATGCTGATGGACTTACTCCAGTAATTCTAATATCCATTTCAGCAACATACAAATTATCTGCAGTATAAATAATAGATCCACTTGAATATACAGCATTTGTAATAGTTGAATCTAAAGCAGCATTTAAATAAATTAAATTATCATGAGTTGCTACTGTTTTAGTGTTTTCAGTTGTTGTAGTTCCAGCAACATGTAAATTTCCATCAATCCAAAGATCTTTTGCTACGCCAACACCACCAGACACAATTAAAGCACCTGTAGTAGCATTAGTAGCCTCTGTTGTATTGCTAATAGTAATTGCATTTGATGATGTTGCTCCACGATCAGTTACATCTTCTAATGTGGATGTTTCTGTATATGATGTTAAATATGTAGCTGTATCTAATGACCATGTTGGTGAACTTCCCAGGAAACCTCTAGTATATTTTAAGAACCCAGATCCTTCTCCTAGACTAACGTATGATGATCCTAATGTGTCAAGGACTACTGAGTAGTTTTGCTTAGAACTTAGATCAACATTTTGCCAAGATACACTTGCACCATTTGTTTGTAAAAATTTTCCATTGTTACCAGTTTGATCTGGATAAGAAGATCCTGAAGCTATTGTTTCATTTACCCATTTTGAAGTAGACGTATCCCAAACAATTGCCTGTCCATCTGATGGAGTTCCAGTAATTACAACATTTGAAAGACTATCTAAAGTATGATTATGAGAAGTTGTAGAATATGATCCAATTGGCTGATATATTGTAGAGGCACTAACCTGTGTTAAGTAGTCTTGAAAATCTACCCATTCTTGTGTAGCAACATGTTCATCATATATTTTTACAAATTCATCTGGTTGTAAAACAATGCTTCCAGTAGTTGTAGTTAAATAAAGATCTTGATGTGCATTAATTGTAAAATTATTTGATGCTGAGGAAATAGTGTGATCATGATCTATGTCATTAAATGTCAAAGTTCCATCAATAAAAGCGGAACTCATAGTCTTATTTGATAAAGTTTCAACTCCACTAATTGTTGCATAATCTCCAGTTGTTTGATAAAGAGTTGAAGCATCATAAGTTGTTAAATATGTGTTACTATCTATTACCCAATTATCAAAAATATTTTTCTTTAAAAACCCTGAAGATCCTGATAGTGCTGCAATTGTAGTCAAGTCTGCATCTAATGGTTGATATATTGAAGCACTAGTTGCAGGAGTTAGATAAGTATTTGCTGCATTTGTTTGTGTTAAATAAACACTAGAAGCATCTGCTTGAGTTAAATAAGTTGAAGATGCACTCCAAGTTGTTAAATAAGTTGCAGTATCTACTCCCCATCCAAGACCACCATCAGTTCTTAAAAATCCTTCTACATTTTCTAAGCCAGTTAAGTTAAAAAGTCTTACACTTATTGGCTGATATAGCATAATAGCATCGTCAGATGTTAAATAATTCATAGAAGCAGATAGTTGTGTAAGATATGTAGAAGAAGCAGATTCTTCTGTTAATAATCCAGTTTCACTTGCTGTTTGATTAATCCAAATAGATCCTGAAGAATCATATGCTAACACTTCATTATTTGTAGGATTTGTAATAGTTACATCTGAAAGAGTATATAGATTACTTTCTCCTTCAATAACTCCATTTACTTCTACCCAATAAGTTCCATCATATACATAAAATTCACCAGTATCATTTTTATACCAGGAATCCCCAATTTCTGGAGAAGGTGGTTCTGTTGTGCTAACGGTAGTTCCACCGCCAGCACCTGCACCAAGGACTGACCAAGCTCCTGCTTGGTAAACCTTTGCTACTGATGCTGAAGTATTAAAGTATAGTTCTCCCTCGGATCCACTTATAGGATCTGAAGGTAGATTAACTATCTTTAAAGTACTTAAAAATTTCTTTGCCATTTTTTCCTTCTAATATGAGGGGCTAGGGTTTAATCTAGCCCCCCACATACTATATTATACTTTATCCAATTACTACAACACGATATGTGTCAGCAGCAATTGTTGTTGCACTATTAATTTTAATAGTTATAGCAGATGTTGATGTATGTTGTACATCTACTTCTACCTGATTATAATCAGCAGCAACTTCATATACTTGAACTGTTACATCCTTAGTTGCAAGGTTGTGTGTTACAGTCCAGGTACATACTCCACTAGTTGATGTTAGCGATGTGTTATTAGCTGCATATTTCTTTGGGAATCCATCAGTTATTAACTTTGACTCTACAGAAGAAATATCAACAGCAAGACCACTACCAGTTGTCAAATAGCTTGTTGAAGCTGTAATGATACCAGCAGTGAATGTTCCAGCACTTCCAGAATTATCTGAATATGTGAAATCAACTGTTGAAGAGTCTGTTAGCATTGTGCCAACTGTATCTTCAACATACTCCTGTAATCCAGTTATATCAGATGTTGCATGGACGTGACCTTCAAGAGAGATAGCAGTTTCGCTACCAAGAAGTCCAGCTGACCATTTATCAGATGATTCATTCCAAATTAAAGAAGCATTGGTTGAATCACCACGCTCAACTTCAAGACCTGCATTTGCTGCAGGAACTCCAGTTACATTGCTATTAAGGGTAATTTGATTATCCTCAACTAGCAAAGTTTCTGTATTTAAAGTTGTTACGCTTCCACTTACAGTTAGATTTCCAGTTACACCAAGATTTCCTCCAATTGTTACATCATCTGGAAGACCAATTGTAATTGCTCCAGCAGATCCTGAAACAGTTACTTCATTAGCTGTTCCTGAAAGAGATGTAACACCAGTGTTAGAAATCGTTAGAGTTGAACCTTCACCACCTGAACCAGTTACACTGATACCTGCACCAGATGCACTTGCACCTGCTACATAATCACCAGTTGTATCTGCACCAAGAGCAACTGAATCTGCTACGATATCTGCTGTAATTGTTACGTTCTGACTTCCATCAAAACTAACACTACCACTTAAAGATCCACCAAGACCAATAGATCTAGGTGTCTGCAAAGTGCTAGCAGTACTTGCATTACCAGTTAAAGCACCAGTCACATCTACTGTAATAGAGTTTGGAAGACTTACTGTTACTGCACCAGCAGATCCGCTTACAGATACTTCGTTAGCTGTACCAGCAATGCTAGTTACGCCAGTGTTTGCAATTGTAAGAGAATTTCCAGCATCATTATAGTTTAATGAAATTCCAGCTCCACTATCAAGTAAATCATTTACTGCATCACCAATAAATTCAGTAGACCCAACGGCTTCCCAAGATGATCCAGTATATACTTTTAACGTGTTGTCAACAGTGTTAAAGTAAACTTGACCAGCAACTCCAGAACCTGGATCTGTAGCCAAATTATGGATAACACCGTTTTGCAATTCATTACGATTTAAATCAATACTTGTTAAAAATTTTCTAGACATATATTTTCACCTCCTTCATTACGATAAATACGCCCTTCCCGAAAATGCTCCGATAAAGGACAAAACTACAGTACTTGAATTTGGATAGTTATATGACCCCTCAACAACTGTTCCTGCTGTATCAACTACTGTAATATTAGGGGTAAACCCTAATCCGTGTGTTACGTTCCATACCGCAGAGGGTACTGATTGAATGTGAACATAACCAAGTTCTTGACTTCCTACTAAATCTGTTGGAGTTCCCCAACCTGAATCTGTTTTTGGACCATACAAATTCATGTTTGTTGTATTTAAGAAAAAATCTCCAACAATACCAATAGTATTATTTGGAGCCGTTATGCCATTAAGAATTCCAGTCCCTCTTCCACCTTGTGGACCAGAAGTTCCTAATTCAATAACTACATTTTCTTCATCAATTGTTATATTATTTACAATTTGATCAATTTCTACTTTTAATTCTGCCATTACCTTGTTACCTCTGGGGTTACATTGAATGTACCTTCGATTAATCTATCAACAATGTTTGATGGGCTGATTATTTCTAAATCATAAACGTGATTTCCTGCAGGAAAATTAGATGTAGCACTTGCTGCAATGAATATATCAATAGTTCCTGCAGATCCTCCAATAGTAATTCCACTTCCAGAAACTAGGGAAACAATTGGATCATCAGAATAATATGCTTGCCTTACTTGTAATCTTGAAGAATATCCAGATAAATTAATAGGAAGATCATCCAGGGAGTATGTTAAAGTCCTTCTAAAGGTACTACCTTGAGGACAAACAAAGTTTACAAGCCCTGGGGTCATGTTGGGCACTCCTATTTATTTCTTACTTTCTTATTATACCAAACTATTTTATTTCTTATCTGCAATATATGCTACTAAAACATCGTGAATTACTTTTACTTCTCCAGTTAATTGCTTAACATCTGCTTTAATTTCACCTTGATTAGATCCAAGATTGTTTACCTTGTCTGCAAGGCTTGAGCCACCATTTGGAAATATCTGATGCTCTACACGATCTAGTCTATCTGCAATAGTTCTACCCTTTTCATCTTTACCAAGAATTCTTTCAAATTTTCTTACGGTTGCATAACCAACGCCTAGAATGGCGGTAAGAGATAAAAACATTTGCCAGTTTTCAACAAACATAGATATTGAATTATTCACTATTTTATGGTATACTCCAAAGTAAGACTTAATGACAATTATAACATATGAATAACATAGGAGTTAATAAATGCCTGAAACAAAAGTAAAAAAGCAAGAAGATAAAGTATTAAAAATTGCAGATCGTTGTGATAGATGTGGTGCTCAAGCATTTGTACTTGCTACTGGAGTTTCAGGGGAATTAATGTTTTGTGGTCATCATTATAATAAATATGAATATTCAATTACTCAATGGGCTTATAAGATTGTAAATGAATTAGATACTATTAATGAAAAGTCTGCAAGTAGTAATATTTAGTATATTGTTCTACAAGCCATTATAGTTCCGCACTCGCATCTACCCAAGCCGCACTTGTTGTTGTGTTTGCTGCTAAAACGTGGGGACGAAATGCTGTTCCAGTTCCAGCATGACTAAAAGTAATTCTTCCCGTAGTTGTGCTGTTGTAAATTTGAGATGCGATTGACACGCTTCCAAGATTGTAGGTAACTGAGTCTGTTAAAACTAAGTTACCCGAACTTATTGCCATTGTTGGAATAGTCCGCATTTGAACTGGAAAATAAAACTCTATAAAACTACTTGTTCCAGTAGTGCATACGCCAGAACCAAATGCTGCACCTGCGTTGGCAGCACCTTCTGCAGTTTTACGCCAGTAATACCTCTGACATAGTGATAACTCTGTACCAATAGGACGTTGTTCAAATGGTGTGGCTACTGAACCTGCTTCCACTTGTACACCCCACACATCAAATGTAAAGGTTGCATTTATTGGTAAAGAAAAGAATATGTGTAGCGATGAATCTGGATTGGTTCCTAATGTTTTTCCAGATAAAGACGGAACGGTAACTGTGTAAGTAAACTTAGTCCAAGAAGTTGTAACCGCTACGCTTGTAGCAACTGTTGTGTACTGAAAAGAAGATGGTGAACCACCAGAGCCATAAGCTTGACCAATTAAAATTCCTGGAATTGTAGTGTTAGCGGCAGTTTTAGCCCAAAATGAAATTGAAATTGTTTGACCAGCAAAAGTTCTTACGTCTTCAATCTTTTGTAACAAGTAATTATAAGTCGCTCCAGAGCCAGCAACAGACTGATTGTATCTTAAAAAGTATTTTGGTTCGTATCCTGAAATTTCTCCTGCTCCAGGGGTAAAAGATTGCTGAGTGATAAGGCGAGTTGAGCCAGAACCATCTAGCCAAGTTAACCATCTATCTGCGTTGTAACCACCATTAGTTGGAGTAATTGATGTGCCTCGTTGCCAGATATCCATACCACCATTAATAATGGCATTACGGAAACCTGTTTGTACTGCTGGAACTATTGGAGCATATGTAGTAGAAGCAGATATCTCTGTTAAATAGGTGTTAGTGTCTAGTGACCAGGATATCATTCCCATTCCATAGTTTGCAAAATTAACTATTCCACTTTGAATAGTAATATTTCCAAATGTACTAGAGAGTGTTGATAAAGCACCATTAAGTGGCTGATATGTAGAACTTGCTGTAGATGTATCTAATTTATTTCCAAGTGCTGTTGTAATTGTGGATGCATAGTTTGCATCATCACCTAGTGCTGCTGCAAGTTCATTTAGAGTATTTAATGTGGATGGAGCTGAATCAACAATTGCTGCAACTGCTGCTGCAGAAGCGGAACTTAAATCAATGTTGTTTAATTCAGTCTTTGTAGCATATGTTGTACTTGCAGAAGCTTGTGTAATATATGTAGTAGAAGCAGAAGATTGTGTTAAATATGGGGATAAATTAATATTTCCAACTTGTTGATTTACATATGAAGTTGTTGCAAAAGTGCTAGGAATAACGCTTGCAGATATTTTTCCATCAATAATTTCAGGGTAATCAGCAGTTAAATCAATACCAACAATATCCCAGGCAGTTCCATTAAATTCATATCCGTCAAAAATTTGACCAACAGAGGCGGATCCAGGAAATATTGTAGCCATAGTATTCTTATTATATCATTATATAAACTACTATGCTAATTAGTCTATTTCAATAACTTCTACAATATTGTCATTTGGCTTTGATGGGTCATAACCACCTATCCCGTAAGTAATTTGTTGAGCCATTATGTTGCCCTCAAATATGCTGATACAATTCCATTAGTTGTTGAAAATGCTGCAGATGCTGAAGCTGGAAATGCTCCAGTAACTGATGATTGTTCATAACCAGCTACCATATTTGTAAATGGATTTGTTGAACCCATTCTTTGTACACCCTGTATACTAGTTTGATTTCCACCACTTCCAAAAAAAAGAGAACTTCCAGATTGCATATTATGTGCTAGCCAATACCATCCAGGAGTTAAACTTTGATTAATAGTAATTAAATATGCAGTATTGTTTGTAGAATAAGCAACCGTTCCAGCATCTAAAACTAAAGTTCCTGGTTTACCACCTGAATCTGTATAAATTCCAAGTCTTGCAGTTCCAGCAGTAGTGACTGTTCCAGTTGAACATCCAATTCTGTCAAATGATGTAGTTTGTCCTACATAAAAGTGTCCAAAATTTGTAGAATTTAAATTACATGAAATTCCGCTGTTATTTGCTCCTGGGCTTTTATAATATGAACCAGAGACAAAGGGTAGGTATGCTGGAGAAGTTGCAGAAGATTGAGCTAAATATGTAGCAGAAGCTGAAGCCTGGGTTAGGTATGTAGTAGAAGCAGAAGATTGAGCTAAATATGTAGCAGAAGCTGAAGCCTGGGTTAGGTATGTAGTAGAAGCAGAAGAAATAGTTAAATATGTTGATAAATCAACTTCTCCACCAAAGTAACTTAAAGCAGACCATGCACTAGATCCATTTCCAATTTTAAATTTTCCAGTATTTGTTTCAAATCCAATTTCACCTTCAGAAAGGACGGGATTAATAGTAGTCCAATCTGCTGAACTATCTCTTCTTAATTGAATTTTAGTTGCCATAATAATTAATTATATCATTATATAAAAAAACTAAAACAATTCTATTGCTATTAATGTTGGAGCCTGACTATTACCAGTTTCTCCATATATGGTAGTTCCAGATCCTCGATTAGCTCTTACAGTATAAGTGTAAGTTCCAGCAGCTGGGGTATCAATATGAGTTAAAGCATATCCTTGATTATTAGTGTCTGCTGATGCTTCAATAATTATAAATTTTCCTATTGCAGTAGCATCTCTATATAGTTGCAAATAGTTCCACCCCGATCCACCAGTAGGATTCATATCTCCAGTAGAATTTAAAAATATAGGTCTTCCATTTGTTGTTATGGTTAATGATGCAATTATTGTTGGAGTAGCACTATTTACCGTAGTGCTTGTAGCATTTGATATAGCATAATTTGCACCTGATTTTTTAACATATGTAGTAGAAGCAGAAGCCTGTGTTAAATATGTTGTTGAAGCAGATGCCTGGGTTAAATATGAATTAAGCTGGGTATTGCTAGGAAGTCTAAACACTCTTGTTGTTGCCATAATGCTTAATTATACCATTTTTAAAAAACTCGCAAAAAATCCGCAAATTAAAAACGCAAAAATTCGGCAAAATAGTATATCCATCAACACCTTATAACTCCGTTATATATGTAGGATTTTTTGGGGGATTTATAAATATGCAGAGATTCCCCTATATGAAGATATATGTCTATATTGTCAATATGTTATAAAAGATAATAATGGATGC